TTCGTTCAGTAGAACCGGTATCTCATGCGCCAGTGGGTACAGTGGGGAAGTTACTATAAATGAATGTACCGAAGCTGGACAGCCCTACTCTGTATCTGGATGCGTTGAGGACTGTACTAGACCGACTACCGCGGGGTACAACTTTAACGGTGAAGGTGGTAGCTTGTCTAGTGACGCATCTACCTTCGGACCTACCGGTCTCGTATGTGCGAGTGGCTACAGTGGAACGGTTACTGCAAGTGAATGCAACGAGGCTGGACAGCCCTACTCTGTAAGTGGATGCGTTGAAGATGCAGATTGTGTGGAAACCGAAACAGTCGGTGCTTGTGCCAATGGTCTACAAGATGTAACCTACGATAAAACAGGAGATCCTGTTGGAAGTGGGGCACCTTGCTCTAGCGACATTATTGGGCAAGCATGTACCGGAGCCGATGGTGCCGACTGTACCGATGATGCTCACTGTACCAATGAATGCGTGGGCGATGTGTGCACTAGTCCATCAGATTGTGTGGAAACCGAAACAATAGGCGCTTGTGCCAATGGTCTACAAGATGTAACCTACGATAAAACAGGAGATCCTGTTGGAAGTGGGGCACCTTGCTCTAGCGACATTATTGGGCAAGCATGTACAGGAAGCAACGGTGACACTTGTTCGGATAATGATCACTGTGTCGGGGTATGTGATGGTGGATCTTGCGGTTCGGAAACCGATCGTTATGAGATTGTTACTTCTGGAGCGCCATCATTGGGTCTGTCCAAAGCGCAGTGTGCTAGATATGCTTCTCTGTTGGGTGTTGAATTGACAGAAACTACAGGTGCAGTTTATGGTTGTAGTGTAAAAGCCGGGGCAGTCAATTACGATTCGACTACCGGAGACGGCAGTGCAGATTGTGGTAATGCTGGCAATGATTGTGTCCAGTGCAAAAACGGCGAAACATGTGCCGCCGGTGTAGTAACTGGTGGACTTGCGAACGCCGGTACTATCCAGTTGACCACGGACGCCGATGTCGATCTTCTTACCCTGAAACTATGCGACGATACCACCGCCAGTATTGCAGAGATTGACGATACCGGAGGAAGTTACACCATGGTCCACTCTTTGGGACTAACGTATCAACGAGATAATTTGGATGCGGAGCGAGAACCAGTAACCTACTGCCAAGACCAGGAGTTTGTTACAAGTATTGCCCGTGACGCTAGTGCAACAACTAGTGTTACAACTCTTATTTCACCGGCTCTTCAACGTAGTATTATCGTTCACGGTATCAATTGGTACCAATGCCCCTCCACCTTGCTCGCATGCCAGGGAAGTGACGAGTGCTACCAACTTAAAATCGATTTGAGTACGCGAGAAAAGAATGCTGAAGCTACTTCTTGGAGTAATGCATCATTGAGTGATTCCTTTCAGCATCAGGGTGGTGCAAACACCGATAATTTCGAGGTGGTTCATAGTCTTTCGGCTGCTACTCCCGGAAATATTATTCAGTTGGTTGGTCAGTGTGGTATCATACCAAATTGTTCCCTTTCCGACCCGGGCATAGTAAATCATTGGAATGACCATACGGCTACGGACCAGGACATTGTACTACGAGGTACATTCGAGGGTTCGAACGTAGACTCCATTGCGAGTATCGAAACCGCCTTTATGGAATGCCCACTGGGCGCTACTACCGATTACAACGGTGAGTTGAAGTTGGGTCTCCACTTGACATGCGAAGACAGGTCGGGCGACGACGCCGCTCTTCAAACGATCGACTCTGACATCACCGATGAGAACGGAGTTGTTCAAAACTGTCGTTCCGCGCTTACCTCTTCGTTGGTACGCGTCACCACAGATGTTTTTGTAGATACAAAAGACCCCACCGGCAAACTAGCTGCCACTGGATGGGAAATGAAGGATGTTGATTTTAAATTTAACCGTTACGAAGCCACGGTAGATGGTCAAAAGGGAAAGCTGATATCATCGGATTTGATGATGCAAATGCGTTATCAATCTGGCACCGAAGACTGGACCTGTACTCGTTTGAAGGAAAAAATCCAGTTATTGCCGGTATTTGACCGACAAATTATGGATTGTGACATTACAGACTTAACGACTGCTACCAACTCCGCGACGAAAACTGGTCTAACGCATCCAGAAGCCGGTACCATCATGTTCGATTTGGAACCCCTTCGAGAATATAGTAACGACGCGTACGAGGTCGAAGTGATTGCTATGCTTCAAAACACCGCGTTGGAACAGACGCGACGGTTGCGTACTGCATATAAATTAAAGACCGGTGGGTTAGCGAACGAAGAGACCGCGTTTCCGCTGTTGAACGCTGCCGATGATGAGGACCACGATCACCACGATCACGAAGCCTTGGTAGGGTTGTTGATTGCAGTTGTTTGTCTACTTGCCGTTATTGGAGCTGGACTGTTTATGTGCTGTCGGCGCAAAGGGATGGCTGCCCAATTGGCAACGGTGGAGGAAAAACAAGGATTGATTAGTGCTAGACCTCTGCGTGCGGGATTGCGACCCAGGTTTAAGAATTTACGGTATTAGGTATATAAATGATAGTTTTTTATTAAAATGAATTATGTTTTGTATTTTATAGGAGGTTTTCTATTTCTCTATTTCATAACCATCGCGATTATACAAGTAGATTATAAACACTACACTACATCTCTATTCGGCGATTCGTGCGATATTCTACGACTTTCCGATTCACCAACCTTTGCCGTGGCAGTAAAACGAGTCGAAACACCCTTTACTTACAGGGATTATATGTGGACATTGAAACGTTGCGAGCACATGTTCATGTTTGGTACGCAATGGCATATAAAGTACAGACCCATCGTCGGAGACCATATTCACATAGGATATTCTATCTCATTGTTTGGTCATGAGTTGATCCTACGCGACCGCAACATGACACAACCTGTACCGTACGAGCATTACAAACCCATCGATACGTGTATAAAACCACCGGAATACGCATACATCAAAGAGTGGTATCATACCGGTGTACATACTCACTGTGATCAAATTATACATATTCATCCGTGGAGCGCACCAGAGCAACTTCGAGTGGAAGGAAAGAGCGTAACTCTTAAAATGTGGTTTGAATCGGTAGGTATAGAGGTCGGTTCCATTTTAAACACACTGAAAATGCCCGGGAATCCATATTACGACGACTGGACCCTGGAATATTACGTAAATGTAACGGACAGCGAGCCTAGTTTTATAACGAAAGATGTCGATGAAATGAGTCATTTATGGTTGGTAGATCACCAAGCCTTTATTAAATTGTACATAGGAAAAGTTCCAGAGAAAAATACCAGAGTGTTGGAGTATAATAGTGTAAGTAAAATAGATGGTGGTTACCCGTCAAGATATAATTAATAATATGGTTGTCTACTTCTACGTCTGTTCGGTGTCTGCATCTCCGAAAGTGCGCTCATGTGATCTACAGCAGATCCAGAAGCCCTGTACTTACGGACAATAGACATCGCTACGTTTTCTGTACTTTTCTTTTGCTTCTTGGTAGATGCGGCATGAACAATTTCCTTCACTGGTTCTTCGCGCGGACGTTTCTTTTGCATTACTGCTTCAAAACGTTGCTTCAAAGCCATGTCTTGCGACATTTTCTTGAAATCTTCGAACTTCTGGACTTGAGCTTGGTGAGCCTTGGAGGCGCAATGGGCTACACGAAGCATCTCCATGCTCTCTTTGGGAAAATCACGAGCCATTTTCATAATACTGTCCTTGTTAGCGTCCGACATGGTAGATTTATCGAGGGTGGAAGCCCACTGATCTACAAGAGCCTGAGAAAGAGCCCGTGCCTTTTCGGCTTCCTTGGCAGCTTCGTCTTCCTTCTGTTTCTTCATCATAGATTTAAGTTCTTCCAACTCTTTTTGTTCGGTCGTTTTACTACTCGTTTGCTCTTCCAATTCCTTCTGTTGCTGAATAATCACCTTCATCATTTCTTCACGGGACATTTCCTGGGATTCTTCTTTTGGGGCTTCTACTGGAGCAGCTGGAGCTTCTTGTACTTCTTGAGTTTGTTCGACTGGAGTTTCGGTTGCCATTTTATTAGAAGCCTGCTGAAGTATTTTATAGGTGACTTTTTCTGTTTCATCGTGATTCAGTTCACTATCTACAAAAGCAATCCGACAGTCGTCTCGTCTAGGATTTACACATAAGCTTACTTCGACTGGAGTTTTCACCGTTTTTCCAGAAGCATATTGTGTGTGCGTATGTTGCAACGACAGTCCGGTATAATATGCAGTCCCGGTTGGTCCCTTTCCTATAGCATATTTTGCAAATCTAGATTGAAGTCCATCGTCGTTTAACGAACCCAGTACCCATTTTCTTCCTTCTTTATCCGTCCAACCGCGCTTTATTACTCCGACTTCCATCTCGGGATGATGCTCCATACGAATAGGAACACCGCTCATGTTCATCGAGTTGGTCTCTTCACGGGTAAAGGCAAAGGTTTCATCGTACGCTTCGGGTTGGGTTTCGGTAGGTGATAAGACATTGCCTATGAAATATTTAGGCATGGTTTCTTATAAAATAGACTACTTAAATACTCTATCATAGTTTAAATGAAGAAATTTCTTACCTACGATCTAGAAACAACTTTTTTACAGAAAAAACAAAAACGCCCCGCAACACGAATGTTAGAAATAGCACTCAAAAAAACAGAAGAATCATTTCAACGATTAATTAATCCATGCGACCAGTACAATACCGGAAACCAAATCATAGAGTCACTGGATACCATGAAGCAACACCCACAGTCAACATTAAGGTTTTGGACCAAATTACTCGTAGAAAAACACGCATTACCATCCAATCTAAAACGAGCGGATATTAACAAACAAGCAGACGAAATTAGTAAACTATTGGTACGGTCCGACATAGCGAGAAAGAATACCGGAGACTACACGACAGAACAATGGCTCTACGCACTCGAAAACAATCACGATAAAGTATCCGTAGCAAAACAATTTCTAGACAAGTATGAAGTAGACGAAACCCCAAAGTCGGTGAAATTTGTCACCACAGAGGAAGCTTTGTCAGGGGCGCTGGAATTTGGACAAAAATACGCATGGATTGCTCACAATGGTAAATCCTTCGACATGCCCATTGTCATCGGAAATTGCGATAGAAATGACCTAAAGTACGATAGTATAGAATTTAAAGATTCGCTACGAATGCTACGTATTAAACTAGACATGGACTCCTATTCGCAACCCAATATTTACAGGAATTTATTCAGTAAAGGCTACAAGGCACACCACGCTCTCAACGACTGTGTAGCACTGGGAGAAATATTAGACCATGTAGCACAGAAAGAAAAAACTACGGTTTTGGACCTATTCAAAATTAAAAAATTGCCTATCAAAATTAAATGCAACTCCGACCTAGTGTCTATCAAAGGGATAGGACCAAAAACCGCGATTAAGTTTAAAGAGAGGGGCATAGCATCGAAAAAGGAGCTTCACGCGTACATTGACTCGCACAGCAAAGATGATTTTTTAGCAAAATTCAAGGGACTGTATCGTTACAAAAAATTAGCAGAGTCACTGTATTAATAAAGGAACCTTTTCCGGAACCGTAACTTCTTCTTCTATTTGCGGCAACGTTGGGAATGTAGATACAATTACTTCCTCCGGTGAATTCTTAAGTTCTTCTAACTCCGCTTCCAATGCATCGTCGTCGAAATCCAGACTAATATCTTTACTAATTATCTCATCGATTTCCATAAATTGATCCTGGTACTCGTCCATAGTATCTTGCAACTGTTCAATCTTTTCGACATTGTGAGAGCTTGAAAACGAACGAAACGCTACAGCGGTAGACTTCATTGCATTAAGCTGCATAGCGGTGATGTTTAAATTCTCAAGAGCATAAGTCTTTGATATAATTTGATCTCGCTTTGCCGACGTCTGATTCATATAATGAAGAATGATCTTTTTCTTTCTTAATTTATTTAGTAGCATTTTCTTACTTACACCCCGTTTTAAACCAGACTTTACCTCCATATCGATGTCCGCTATCTGACGCTGGTACTTAGCATACATCTGCTCCAACAGCCCATCGATTTCCCTTAGATGCTCCAAACTTTGAATCATCATCTCGGTATGGTTTTTTCGGAACAGAGACATGGTACATCCCATCTTTATACGACACTCCATCTTTATATATACTATCTTTAGTAGGTAAGGTGACATAAGGCTGCTTTGTTACAATAATACCCATTTACTGTACAGTTAGATATTATTTATACTAACATTTTGCTACATGCGTCTTCTGGTGCTCCTGGTACCTCCCCTTGTGGTAGTGCTTGAAGTCGCAGGTTTGACACTGCCATTTCAAGAAACTGTCTGTCCAGTTCGCGTTACGGTCTTTCTTTAAAGACTTAAACCCGTGCATGATCAATGCTTCGACGCCCGGTGTTGCCACAGGACAATGTTTGGTTGGATACGGGTTGTTCGCGACCTTGGTTGGAGTATTTGCCTTCATGCGGGGGTGAACACATCCGTTTTGTGGATTCGCAATGTGCAACTTCAAAGGACGAGGGTCGTAGAACTTTCCTCCGTGTGGACGAAACTCGAATCCGCATCCCCATGGACATTTTACCGTGTCGCGCTTGGTTTCCGGTTCGCCACCAACCAGTAGGGGGACAATGTTCGACGATTTGGGAGATACGCGTCTTCGTTTCATCGGTCGGTCCTTCAGTTCGCCAAAGGTTATCGTCTTTTCACCGGGGATGACGATTGCGTTCTTTTGGGAAAATTCGAGGGACAGATCGCCGTAACAGTCCACGTGGTCTTCGTTCATGAACTGTACCGCGCGTGCCCGCATAGTGGACTCCGATTTGCAGTCGGTGCAGTAGTATTCGACATCGTGCTGTGCACAAACGTTGTCCTTGTAGTAGAAGTGCAGTTCGCTGAATTTGCCCATGCTGTTCGTTGACGCTACCTTGCATTCGCGACATCGGGTTGCAGAAACACCGGTATCCGCCTCGTCGTCGGTTGCTTCGCCATCGTTCAATCTGCTGTGGAGTTCGTCCTTGTCGTCCATGTGCTGTTCGATCTCCGCCTGCATGTCGTCAATGCGCTCTTCCATCTCTGACAACTTGCGCTTGTTGGTCGCGTCCTTTTGCTTGTACTCTTCGACAAGTTCCTCCAGTTTCTCGACGGTGATTTCATCTACATCAGTAGACTCTACCTCGGATTCTACGTCGGATTCTTCCTCGGATTCTTCCACCTCGGACTCTTCACCAGACGCTTCATCCTCAGAGAATATACTCGCGTTAAAGTCCATCGGGGGTTGAGTGTTACAAGAGTTTACGAACTCTTCTTCGCTCATGTTGAGGACGGTTGCCAACTGACGTGGGGATTCAAGTCCTCCGTCTGTAAGATCACCGAGATCGTCCAGGTCTGACGTACAAAGGGTGAAGGATGAAGGAGGAGTACCAGGTGCCTGCATGGTTGGGGTCTCCTCTCCGAACTCTGCCAGGAAGGTGTCCATCGGGGACTGGTTATTGTACTCAAACGAGTTATTGCGACTGAACATTGTGATTAAAATTGTTTGCGGTGTTTTTGTTTTGCTTTTGTGTAAGTTTTGTGTAAGTTTTGTTGTTTAATTCATAAAAACAACCGAGATCTTTAATTTTTTTCAATATTTTTACAATCGTACAAGTCAAAGTCGCGGAGTGTGTGCGGGTGTAGTGCAATGTAGTTGATTAAAAAAAAAAAAATCTTCGAAAAATTTCTTTGTGATACATAATCCATGCTATGTCCATATAATAAAAATACTTACTTCCTTACCATGTGCTATTCTCCTGTTATGAAAATGAGTCTGAGACCATTTACCTGCTATGTAGTGTAAATCCTAATTCCACGCACATTGGAAGGATTCGCGCCAATTTTTTCTTACCTATTCCATGTATAATAAAATTTTTTAAAAATCACTCATATCCAAACACGCTAAAATTCCCAAAATGTTCAAGTATGACCAATCTGGGGACAACAAATAGCAGTAATTCCTAGAATTTTCTTTTTCGTTCTTTAATTTTGAGTATATAAGTGCGCAAAAACCATTCCAAATGGATCTGAGAGTGCGCCAGAACGGTCCGGTACGCTGTTACCACTTACATGACATAGAAACAATCATAAAGCAAGAGAGACCGACCTTTTATCTAACCGATATGATTGTAAAGGGTTGTCCTAAACAGTTGGACCACGACGAAGAATTTATTCATGAAGATTCCGTCGATCCCCTTATGGCATACCTGCACAAAGAATATGGACTTCTGTTGGCACTGTCCATAAAGGAATACGTCAGGGGATTAAAGGCAAAGGTACAGAAACGCCAGTACAGTACAACCCATCGAATAGAAATCGCATACAAATCAAAGTACAAGTGTAATACATGCGATATGTTACTCCCACCGACATTCGAAGTCGATCATATTATAGAATTATGCGATGGAGGGACGGATACCTACGATAATTTGCAAGCCTTATGCCCAAATTGTCACGCGGAGAAAACTCGTTGTAACATACTCAGGCGACACGACACGTTTAAAGAAATATACGGGAAGAAATTTGAAGAAATGCAAAGCAATGCATTTGATAAATTTAAATATAAAAGTAAATATTTTTAAGTACGGTAAAAATAAAAATATTTTGTATATAAATGGAGCATCAGCTACCAAATATGGAAGAGACACCAAGTTTTGAAGAAGTCGCTCGTTCCGCAGACTACACCATTAACTGGAGAGACTCGATGTTCGGGTTTGCTAAAACCGACGATTATGTTAATTTTGTGTCATTATGTGATGCCGTAGTAGGTATTCGGGACACCAAATTTAAGGATGTTCTCAGTGTTCATGATATGCAGAAGAAAACGCTTTACATGACTAATTTTGCCAATTGTAAGGACCCAAAGCTACAGATATTGAATTATATGTACGACCACGATGTCGATTTTAACAATACCGACGCCGATGGACAATCTATTCTACATTATATGGACATGAATAAGAACTCGGGGATGAAGAAACTATTAAATGAGTTTATGATGAAGAAAACTGGTATATTGTATACTAACGAGAAATTAAAATTAAATATGTAATTACAACTCTGTTTTTACTTGACTCGATACGTACTGTAGATAACCCTGCTCCTTTGAGAGTGTATCCATCGTAGTCGTCTTTTCAGACTGTACCCTCTGGTACTCACTCTGTAACTCCTGGACTTTTTCTTCGAACATTGACTCTGCTCCTTTCTTCTTCAGTTTAACATCGTTGAGTTTCGATTGAATTTCGTCTGGCGACAACTGCCTCAGTTCTTCCAACTTCTTCAATTCTTCTTCGTTACACAGAGTCTCGTCGTCAAAACAACCGTCGGCAAGGGTACCGGTGACGAATTTCTCCAGGGAGGTCAAATCCCTGCCACTTTCGTACTTTTCCCACCCGTAACCATTGGTATACTTAATCGTAGGAAACCCTTGAACCCCATGTTTAGAACACAGGTCTTTCTCAACGGTACAATCGACTTCGCCAATCAACACGTCAACATTATCCGACAGTGTATCCCAGTCCGGTTTAAGTTTCTTACAATGACCACACCAAGGGGCTTTGAAGGCTACCATACCTTTCTTTCCCAAGGTCTTCTCCTCGAAATCGTCGGTTGTTAGGTATACGGTGGATGTTACAGTATGAAGGAGTACGGAAATTAGAATAAAGTATTTCATTTTAGTAGAAAAAAAGGTCACTTATATACATCGTTTTTTAATTATGGACTTGAACATCCAAACTGCATCGGTGGCATCTCCTCCACCAGTTTCATCATCGAAAACTTGAACCGAACACCGGTTCGCTCAGTCGGTATCTCTACCGTGGTAGTCTTGCCAAAACGAACCCGCTGAGGCTGAACTCGGACAGGGCAGTAGAAGGTTACCCCGGGACAGTTGTACAACACCTCCAGGGTGAGTTGCTTCTTGTGGCGGTTGCCGTTCTTCATCGGTCCAATCAACGTGCGCCCGTTGTACTCGAAGTCGCGGTTGTGGTACACGTCAATACCGCGGACAACGGCGGCAATGCGGTACTGGTGATTTCCGTTGCGGTTTCGGTGCTCCAGGATGTTCAGGAAGTAGTTGGGACCCACCGCGCCAGTCAAAATCGGGTGGCGGTTTGCAGAACGTCGAGTGATTCGATCGTTGGAAGAGTATTGCAGGACGATACCTGGGTCTTTCCACTGTTTGGTCTTGTCTTCGACCGCGGTGTTGCAAGACGACATATGATCCGCTCGCCAACTCACACGGAGGTTGTCCCACATGACATCGGGTGTCGTGTACCAGTCTGGAAGTAGACTGTTGTCGCCATTGTCCAGAAGATGCCAGGTCATCATCTCTCCAAAGAAGGCTTCGGTCGCTTGACGCAAACACCGGTCGTACGTCAAGTTACTGTCGCGAAGACTCCACTTGGCGAAGTTGTTCTTGGTAATATAGTGACACCAACGGTACACTTTGTCGTAATCGACACGATCACGGGGGACACCGGTCCAGGCGCTGCTCCGGAGGCTGGCTTTGGTACATTTTGCCAAAATACTAGAGTATTTACTGGCTCTGCCCGTCGTTAGGTTGATAAAAGGTTTTGAAAACATGGTTGCGGTGTTTGTTTAAGACTTTTGGTCAATGTTTGCACGTAATTATTATTATTTTTTAATTATTATTATTATTATTAATTATATTCGTACTGTTTTCTAACTTCCAACCAGCTACAACCTAGGTCCGACCTAGAATACTAATTCCGACCTAGTTTTATTTAGGTCCAACGCTATTTTCATATACTATTTTACAGTGTAAAATTAAGTATAAATTTACCTATCAAACGGATTTGTTTAACATTATTTATATGTTCTATTTTTTTCGTACATACAATATCACCAAAGTTGATAGTCTAAGACTACAAGCCTAAAATTACCTATCAAACATTTTATTTTGAGATACATATAAATAACATGGACAAAATGGACCATTTTAGCAGGTGAATACAATTATTAAATTTTAGACTATCAAAAAACACTACTTGTAGTAGAAACGCCTGTAACATCTCTGCTGCAATAATAGCAGGTCTCCTTATTGCATGTACTTTCAATAGCACCTAAATACATTGAGGCTTATTCAATGTATGTTCCGTACCACGGACAAAGCAGGGACTAAATAGCAGGTATACAGCTAGTACCCCCCGTACCATATACCATAGCAGGGACTAACTTAACATGCAATATCATTAAGTCAATATTTTACATATAAATAATGAATATATTATTACATGTATGACCTTTTTAGAGCACACCCCTTAGGAATGAATTTTTTTTTATTTTTTTTCTATAATCGATGAAAAAAATAGAAAAGGAGTGATCTGTAGAGGGGTGTGCTATTTTTTCACCCTAATTTTATCACCACTCCCACTATTGCATGTAAAGAGAAAAACATTCTTGGTGCTGTGTAGTATGGGTTTACAGGCTGTCACACCATGTACATTATGGTTAGCCTAAACTGTATACAGGTTATAAGCCGTACGCTATTTACAGCCTATACGTCGTTTTTTCCGGTTTATGGGTAATAGTGGGTGATGATGTGTTCATATAGGGGTAGTGTTACCACGCGGGTTACACCGCCATTTTAGCTTTGAGACGGGGATGATGTCGGTAATTCTCCAACACGATTTCATCCTTCTTAAGATTCCATAGTCCGTCCATTTCACGAACGATGTTAAGAGTAGGAGGTTCATGGGGTACCCTACCAGCCTGTATAGCTGCTACGCCGGCATGTTCCTCGTAGAGATGCAAATCTCCGATAACAATACGAAGTTTGCCTACTTTCTTGTCCGACTCCGAGGCTATCAAATGGAGCAACAACGCTGTAGAGGCTATGTTGAATGGTAACCCCAAGAATGCATCGGCAGAGCGTTGGTACATCTGACAGTGTAGTGTATTCTCCGTATCTACATAGAATTGATAGGAGACATGGCACGGGGGCAAAGCCATCTGATGCTGTTGCTGAGGATTCCAGGCAGACATGAGTATACGCCTGGAGAATGGATCTTGCCGTATTAACTCGATAACACGCTTTATCTGGTCTTGTCCCTTGCCCTTGTAATCCTCCTTGCATGTACTGTAGGTAGCACCGGAGTGTCTCCACTGAAATCCATACACAGGACCAGCATCGTAATTACGTGTCTCGGTATTGCCGTCCCAGATATGTACTCCTTTGGATCGTAACTCTGTGACGTCGGTACTCCCACGCAAAAACCACGCCAGTTCTTCTACAATACCCTTCCAGAACATCTTTTTGGTAGTTAAAAGAGGGAAATGCTTAGAGATATCGCCTTCGATGACATGTCCAAAAGAGGAATACACCGTGCCAGAACGTGTAATACGACGTTCTCCCTTTGTTAATAAATTATGTAGTAAATTTAGATATTGATGTTCCATTTATTATATTAATTCATATATTTATATTACCTTTTACAACTGAACTACCGTCTCGTATCCACAGTCCTTCATGAAGGCGTTCTCGCCGTCTCTCACTTTACGAACTCCAGCATAGACATTCTCTCCCCAATGTCCGGTGTTCAGTTGACTGAGTACCATGGGTCTTACTCCGTTTGAATCATCTTTCGGACGAGTATACTGCATGCCACGAAAGCACACGGTGTTGAAGCGCTGTACACGCTGCACGTACTCGTCGTTGATGTTTTGGCGGTAGGGTTCCAACATACCAAGATCCATATCTTTGTACGCCGAACCAGATCCCTGGTAATGTTCCGTACCAGCGCCATCTTCGTTGTAGATATCGTACACCGTCTGGTGAAATCGTCCGGTCAAATCAAGAACACTGCCCTTTGGTTCGCCCGACTTCGTTTTGATGGCAATCAGGGATGGAGATCCACCCTGTCCTAGCGAACCATTGGCAAGATGATAACCAATACTGTCTTTGGCATCGCTGCCCTTCTTAAAGTAGGTAACACCTTCGCCTCCGACGTATCCCTGAGAGAAGCAATCCTCAATAATAATGTAATTCTTGGGTCGTTTCACCACACTCTTGCTGAAGAAGGTATAATGTCCTACATGGACCTTCCTCAAAATATCGTCACTCAACATAAAGTCATGATGACCGTGGAAGGTCGATCCAAGTTCTTTCCCTCCCTTTGCAAGGATGGCACTTGCCATGCGGTAGGTTTGGAATGGTCGGAAAATGATCAAACCCTTCTTTTCAGTGCCGGGAATATCCAACCCCTGAACACCGTTTTGTCCCGTAGACTTGTCACCAGTACCGAAGATGTACTCGCCGGCTGGCTTTTCAAGCGGTTCAAACCTGTCGCTGTCGGCAGAGTAGATGGCAATTCCGCCCGCTTTGTCAGAGGCAGTACCCTCTTCACCCGCCATGTAAAACCACTCACCACATTGGCGTTCGCGAATGAGGAGATCGACGGCTTCGGAAGTAAACTCAACGTCAAAGCTCTGGGCTTCAAACACTGGGAGACCACGGAATGTGGTAACCTTATCACCGCTGGATCGGTTGCTCAAGGCTTCTGGTCCTCGAGATTGGAAGTCTAGGGCGTTACCACTAACCATATTAACGTAAATTCCCATCTTATCGGGAAATACATATAAATTGGGTATCACTCCTTCGCGCTTAAGTTGGTGTTTCAACTCCGCATCGAGCAGGTAGAGCCCGTCTTTGGATTTCTGGACGATTGCCCATCGCTTACGCTCTTCCTGGAATAGGTCGTTGCGTCGAGATACTTGGCGTCCAAACTTACGCCTCCATTCACGGTAGTAAGACTTACCGCCTAACAAGGCATGGATAACACCAAAGTAGCATGTCGTGTGGACTGCATCGGTGATTTGTTGGAGGTTAAGTGCGAAATGACGCTTTCCACGCTCTGTCTTGTAAAAGCCATGTTCGATGATAAATGCCAAACCACGTCGTAGCAAATTATCACTGTGTTTCTCAGATTCTTGAGTAACAAACCTGGGCAGACCTTGAGATGGTTCTAGGTCAGCGAGTGTCCGATTGAAGGAAAAGATTTCCCACGCGACGTTAAGATCGTCGGTGTATTCCCACGGCAACAAGCGTGAAGTGTAGAATTCATCTTCCTTACGAATCATAAAGTCCAAGACTTCTTCGAGGTACTTGTTCTTCCCCACATATGCGCGAGGGAGGTTGTATGTCTCATGGCTTAGCTTATCATCTGCGCGTAAGTCTGCATGATGTCCTGCGGTAGGACCAAAAAAACTGGATAGAGGGTTTGCGTTTTCACCGGTAGTAAGAGTTCCAATAGCTGGGTCAGTCATTTTATATAATAGAAACGGGGTTATATATATAGTTAGTTTTTCTTTTTTGGTTTTGGTAAGTGCCACGGTAGCACGGATTTTCAGGGCTTTCTATATATATAGAGGTTGAACTAATTGTATAATGGGATCTATTTTTAGTTTCTTAAGCTCATGGGCATATGGTAATGAAGAAGCATATATATTAATCCTGGGATTGGATGCTTCTGGTAAAACAACCATCTTAAACCGCTTAAAGTGCGGTGAAAACAAACAGACTATTCCTACAATTGGATTTAATTGCGAACATATAAAGTTTGGACGTTTATCGTTCGTTGGTTGGGACATTGGAGGTCAAGACAATATCCGAAAAATGTGGCACAACTATTTTGAGAACGCGGACGCGGTAGTGTTTGTTATTGATAGCAATGACCGGGGACGATTTAAAGCCGTACGTCAAGAGTTGGAGAACCTTGTAAATCACCGTCTGTTGCGCGAGTGTCCATTTTTGATTTTTGCAAATAAACAGGATCTGCCTCGAGCTGTATCGGCGAACGAGTTGTCCGACCAATTGGAATTACATCGATTGATGGGTAGGAGCAAATGGAAGATGGTAAATTCCACTGCTACGATGGGAGAAGGAATTGAAGATGGGTTCAAATGGTTGTCAACCATAGTATAAATATAGAGGTGTATAATGTAAATGGATATCTTCCAATTCTTTATTATTTCTGCATTAATTATTGTTTGTATCTTTCTAATCTTATACGCCTTTTACATGTTCCTGGAAAATAGAAAACAGAAAGAAGAGGAGCCTATCCTGACGAATCTTATGGAGTACCAGCCGCCTGGGGTAATTCAATGAACAATAAATCGTGTGTTTTTTTGAGTGAAACGGATTTACCGGCTGTATCTTGAAATGTAAACCGTGTTTTAGGAATTTGAGTGTGTACGTACGGGGACACGGTAGTCTTCTCCTCCATGTACAATAATCTGTCAAGTCCAGACATGGTGATATCCGACGAAGGATCAACAACGAATTGGTCCTTTTTCCTATCAATTACCGCGTATGCCGTTCCCGGAGTTAGTTCGTCAATAAATTTAATACTCATTTATAAACAGTGTATATGTTATTTATAGTTGCAAATAGTTCTTTGTATTGCGTATAAAAGTTCATGGTATCCTTCGGTGCTCATGTTGTCGATGTAATAAACCGCCCCGTCGTTTTTTGTATTCCTATCCATGCGTACTCCAACAACAAAAACGTACGGCAAGGTCTGTAAACATTTGCTCATGTCTACCCATCGATCAATAACGCTGGTTCTAGTATCTGGTTGAGTGGTATCAAACATCAAAATCACCGCGTCCGCGTTTAACGTTTTGAGTTTAAAATGGTATTTTATATGTTGTGGTATGTCCCAAAAGCTGACTTTGATTTCTCCAATGTGTACTTCGTTGTAGATTTCTATGCCTACAGTGGGTTTGTAAAACATGGTGTAATACCCCTTCGTCAATCTGGTAATGAAGGAAGTTTTCCCAACGGATTTATCTCCTAAAACTAAAATTTTATAACTGATTTTTCGACGATATACATCTTCTTCATCTGAATCATCGGATAGATAGGTAGTTCTCATTAAATTTATGGTTTATAATATTTATACTATGTTCTTGATACAATTACTACATTACTAAAAATCATCCATCCCAATACAAGTTTCGCACCAAGTGACAAGGTTACAAATACCATTTCTTTGTATACCGGATTACATGTTTTTTCTTTCCTTACGGCTGGACACCAAGATCTATAGCATCCTCGTTTGCACCCTACAGATGTGCACCTGTCCATTTCTGGATCTTTTGCAGAGAAGCAATCGCAACATCTTGAACAACATTTGGTTTTGCAAAACAACTCTGTCATTTGTACAATTCCAAAGGACGAATACAGCAAAAACAATGCCAAAACAATCGCATAAACAAAGTCCGGTGGTCTTACTCCTTCTACGGCGGTCGCTGCCTTGGCATAGGCATGAATAATAATTCCATACGCACAACCAAATTGCAACCACCCTGTAAGGTGTAGTAACCATTGAAGACGGATATCGTCTACATATTCAACGACGAGTCCACACAATTGGCATGCAGCTGTAAGAACCGCTATGGACGCTAAGAGATTAATGTCGGTGACACCGTTGAGCAAAGCGATACATACCAACATAATTGCTGCACTAATGGAATATTCTAAGAAACGGAGCGGATTTTTACTGTCTTTAATCATGTCCGAATACCTATACCCGAACACTCCTTCGTCTCGCACGTCCGTCAATGCGGCTGCTCCTTGAAATAAGAACGACAATAGATGGAATGATATGATTAGCCACCCTAGATCCAATCCACTACAATTTCCATCGACGCAATCAATCGGTGATGTAGTTGGCTCAATGCAGAATTGCCCATTCTCACTCGTGTTGAGTTTTCTGGAACCTTCACTACAAGTTGCTCCTTCATCTACTGATACCCATTGTAAGTAAGTTTCGGTGTATGGCAACTGCAATGACCCATACATAATAATAAATACAATCATCAAACTCGCAGATATAAAATGACCTCCGATCGCAACCAGGTTCAAGATATTATATGCTGGTAGTCCATCGTAAAGGTCATCATCACTTGCACCCGTCAATGGCGTTTCTTCGTCGATTTCGTCGTCATCTGCCGCTTGAATGTCGAGTGATAAACTGCTAAAATTTAATCTTTTAGCACGTACACTCATTTGAAATAAATCTTTTTAACTATATATAGTGTATTCCAATACTTAAATAACGATGGATAGTGATTACGACTTGGCAGACTACATCGAATACCACTGTGATCCTTCATGCGACATGGTTAGTATACGAGATTTTAACGCCGTCATGGGTTCAAACATTGAAGAAAACGAACAGGTGGAAGCTGCTATTGTTTTGGCACGCGATCAGTGGGGTCCGAATGATTTCATTCCACCCCAAGTGATTCAACGGTCTATTTTGGATGATGTTAACGATTTAATGAAAATGAGACCATCCAGTAAAAAGAAGAAGAAGAAGAAGGGCAAAGCAAAAAAGAAAATCAAAGGAAGCAAGGTCAAAAAGGGCAAAGCAGCTTTGAAGAAGGGTGCCAAAAAGCTCCTGGGTAAAGCGAAGGGCTTGTTGAGCAAAAGTTCAAAGAAGTTGCAATCGAGCATCGTTAAGAAGAAGGCAGCGGTAGACAAGGCTCAAATTAAGGTTGATTCTCTTCAAAAGAAGGTAGACAAAGACTGTGATAAATTAAAAAAGAAAGACTCCGACGCGCACGGAAAGATGGGTCAATGCAAGCCCAAGCTTATGAGTTTGGACTTGGAGGACGAGCTTATCGAAGATGAATACGAAGAAATGTGTGATAAATGTGGCAAGACGCCTGAAGTTTGTGACCATGAGTTTGAAGATAAATTGGAGTCCGTATCTATCGAAGACGCCCAGACGCTACAACATTTGGTTGCCTTTAAGTCAAAATGCAACGACATTCAGGAGCGTATGATGAAGGGTAAGGGCAGGTATATCCAACAATTGAAGGCGTACGCAAGTGGAGACAATACCGCTGAAATTAGAATGTTCAATGGTAACAAGGTAAAAGTTTCTTCTTTAAACCCCAACAAGGATAGTTTGCAGACTTTGTTTGCCACTTTTCCAAGTGGACCACATATTGTAGAGTGTGATTAAGCACAAATTATATATAAATATAGTTATCTTATATTGAAATGAATTTACTGTACCAATCTTTATTCCCCGCCTCTTTACTACCGTGGTTTATTATAGCCCTGTTTCACTTTTTTCATGGCTATATCTCTCTGTGTTTAATACTAACCCTACACCTATCTACGCATGCGGTTGTTATTTTACACCGACCATTATTAGACATGGATATGATACAGTGGAATAAGTTCCTCCAATTGCAGCGTTTGGCTCTATGGGTGACGTATTCATTCCGCAATCACTGGGATCAACATTTCCTATCACTAATATTGTTTGTCTGTATTTCGTTGAATTTTAAATTGATACGTGAGCGAAACATAGCGTCTGAGGTAATACATACAATGTGTGTGTTAACGTACTGTTCCACCGCACCTCTGGCACCGATTGTTGCGAGTATGGGATGTATCGTATTGTATTATTATCAAAAGAAACCGATGAAGATACAATGGCAAATTACCAACGAAGTGGAAACCTATTTTAACCTGAGGATTGGCTACAATTACACCTTCGCCTTTATCGAGTGGTATCTGTCCGGCATGTCGAGCGCTTCAATAATACTGTTGCTTTTTGTAACGGTATTGTTCAATGTAACCGTGTTTACTCAGATACCAGATGAGAGGAAAGAGGGACGGAGTGAATGGTTTGATGCTATGAAGTTGCCAAATGATTACCCATATCCACTCGATATTAGTGACGCTATGGAAAGATGCAACACTGCAAAAAAACTATTTAAATCTCATCAAATATAATATAATGGGAAGCTATTGGAGCAGTGATTTTTACATCTATTCCAGGAATACATCCGACGATAAATGGAATTTAAATATCGAATTAAAAGAAGGCAATCCGATGAGTCGTTTTAAGCACGAAGTTTACGCTCACGTCTTGCGAAAACGCCATAAGGACTCAAAGGCATTGTATTTATACTGTGGGTATTCAAGAGTTGCGAAGGCTATAATCGAAGGGGACGATGTAAAGTATTTGGTGATAACCTTTTGTTCGGACGAGGCGGCAAAAGAATGGGATCAGTGCCAGGAACAAATGGATAAAGTATACGTTGATGTGGTTTGGTTGGAACGACCGTTTTTGAATTCATGGGTGTATCATGTTGAAGAAAACAAGCTTGTACGCAAATACCAAAACTTTAAAATGGATATGAAAAAATAAAATATATATACTTAAACCGGTATAATATATGGAAGTGTGGATCCCTGTAAATATAAAGCCACAACGAGTTCAATCCGATATTCAAGAATGGTTGGATAAGTATTCGTATCATGCTTATAAGAGCATTATACAAGATCGTATAAATTCTACCTACCCCAGATTAAGTATTCCCAAGGCTCTGTACATATTAAATTTAGAAAACCGTATGATAATTAGCATTGTGCCACACGAACAAACCACAATAATGCAAGCGGTGAAATGTCCAATCTGTCACGAAGAAGATATAGAGGTACGTCAAACCCTCGCATGCAATCATACTTTTCATCATCGATGTATTCAGCACTGGTTTCAGATTAATAATACTTGTCCACTTTGTAGAATGCATATAACTAATACTTATTGATATTCTTCTTCTATACTTATGTCACTAGCGTACCCCGTAACTTCCGGTTCCATATCTTTATCGTTCCATACTTCGGAATATTTATCTCCATGTCTATCAGTTACGATTTTATAGTAATACCCATTCCAACCATCACTGACATCATACTCTATACCTTCGATTCTACCCCTAAACGAAACATTTGGGTTACTATCCGATCTAATCTTCACGCGATCGCCGATACTATAATTAAACGACGGCGGCGACGATTCCGGGACCGGTAAGGTTACTTCTTCGCTTTTGTACAGATCACACAATTGTTCGTACTTGTCCTGCTTCGGGGATTCCATTTGTTCCTTCCAGTCGCGACCATCGACATGTGCGTCGATAGAAGGATTGACGACTCTCCGGTAATACCATTTTTTTCGTAGGTCTTCTTTAATTATTTCAATTTTAGTGGTATAGTCCCCTCGTAATTTCGATTGATGTTCTAACGATTGCAATGACAATGCCATCTCTACGATATCCCTTTCCACACGATTTGTGTCGGCTATAGCTATACTCGTTCCATTCCGAATCGACTTAATTTCATCGTTGGGTTGAATAAACCCTTTGATTGGCATAAGGTGATAATAGACCGGCTTTCCGTTCTGTAATATAGTCGCACCACAGTTTTTACATTTACTGTCGTCCAGGTCATCTTCCTGTTCACAAACATGGCAGAAATATTTGAAATCTAACTCACGCTCTACCCTATATTTTTTATGCCGAATGTACTCATCCGGTGAGATAAATACTAGGTTCTTTGTACAGAGCACATGGGATAGGTTCACGTAGGTGTCAAAATACGCATTCCATTTCGTTATTTTGTCTTCGGTTGGAACCTGACGTTCGTCCTCTTCTATGGTAATTGTAATTCCATCTCTATCCAAACGTCGAATCCACTCCTCAATGGTATCCCTAGTATCCCAACCTTCAGCCCCAGTTTGGCGTATTCGTCGAGTGAGTTCATTAAGTTCATTAATTTCACTCCTAGTTATTCTCCTCCTTTGGGTGATTTCTGCCTCAATCTCCGCAACCCGATTTTGAAGTTCATCGACATTTGCCGTAGCAATTGCCCGTTCTCGTCGGCTTTGTCGTTCTGCTCTTATTGCGTCTTGTACTCGCCTGGATGTCGCCGCAATTAACATTTCTCCCAATTCGTCATCCGATTTGCCCTCAAATTGTACTAATCTCGGCGGTACCTCATACTTGCTATCTATGGAATATGGTTTCGTACAAAAGGTTACCTCTTCTACAATTCTCATGTTTTCTGGTAAACTGTGGTGGGATTTCTTACGAACCGTTCGACCATTAAACTGATCCTTTTTACCAGCTGTTCTCACCGGGTCAATACAAATCATTAACGATTGACTACAAGATTTGTAATCTATCCCCTCTATACCAGCTCCTGAGACCAATAAACAGTCCACATAACCTTCAGAGAATGCTTGTACAAATTTAGGATATTCTTCTGATTTCACCGAGTTGCCTTCTAAAATACCAAATGTTAGGGTATCACTTGTCATGCCGGTCCAGCGAGACCGCAATCGGTCTAAGATAAGTTCGCGGTTTGGAAACTCTTTACCACCTATCTTCAATTTCGATGTACCTCTTACTTCAGAAAATTTGGGATTATCCATAGTTTTTATCAACTGTTTCGACAGTTCGTCCATGTCCTTCCCACCTACATCCATTTTCTTATCCTGACCAATAATCACGCGCGATTGTTGAAGAAAGTATTGATCAACATACTTGTACAAGTTGAAGAAATCCCGGTTCGAGGTTATTGTCTCTGGAAACCCTTCGCGTTTCAATTCCGCGCTTATCTCCAATTGTTGTATAGACATTTGGGGAGGCATCGATATTTGTTTTACTTTATCAAAGAACACTTTATGTTCAGCTATATAATTGTTCCATTTGTCAAAATCTAGCTTCGGCATATCAAATTGGTCACGTGTCGCTTTCGGCGGTTTACCTGCTTCGGCATAATTTTGGTATGGGGTTGGTCGTTTGCGGTTAGGTTTGTATGTACTCCTGAATCTAACACCGGACCATTTACTGAGATAATAGTCTCGAAACGGATTATTTTCGACGTTGTATTCTTCTATAGGTTCGCCCGGTTTATCGATATTAATGTTTTTTATAGCTTCCTTGAATTTCACATGTCTGACCTTGGACCCTGGCTTTAATATTTCTTTTTTGGCTTTTACATAGTATGGTTTACATACTCCTACAATGAGTTTTTGAAACTCCTTTTCGATTGAAATACCACTATATAACTTCATGGCAGTAATACACTCTTGTCTTTTTTCAAACGTAAGTTTTCCTTTGGTGACCTCTTTAAGTCTAGGGGCATATTCCACCAATTGTAAATAGCCTTTAACCACTTGTTTTACTTTGGGTTCGTCGGCATACTCTGCAAACTCGGCAAGATATTTCGCTTTATCCAGGACCTTATATTTAGTCTCCCAAAATTTTTCATATTTCTTGTAGAAATATTTATAATTACAATGAATGAAATCGTCTCCCCCGATAATATCATCGTAAACGGTATGCCATTCTTCCTTCTTATAGTCTGGCTCCATTAGTTTCAATTCGTCGTCCATAAATCCATACTTAAAGTCGTAATTCTGGGATCGCCGATAGTCTAGTGGCAAGGTCTTAAACCTACGTATGGCACTTCTTCTGGCTCCTTCCAATAGGGGACGCATGTCATAGTCTCCTTCTTCAGGGTTGACGATGGGAGAGTCCAGGTTTCTAATGATTGCATTCTTAAATTGATGTTTTCTCATAGCCAATCCCCGCTGTACAGCTCGTATCAGCTCGACACGTTCATGGTACACCATTACATTCTTTCCATTCCGTACAGCGTCTTCAATAGTCATTACAATATGCAATATTTTGGAACCCAATAAATCCGGAATGTAGGGGATACCGCTGTATATGTCATCATCAGAGTAAACTCGTAATTTTGTTGTTGGGTTCACATGTAACCATTTTAAATCATCTTCGCTTCCCAGGACCGTGGGCGTTCTCGGGAGCTCGGGCAGTGTATAACTTTCCGGACAAGGTTCCTCAGGTAACCCCCCGGTGTATGCCGAAACAATCGGTGCGGTCGGATAACCTTTTTCTGGATAGATTAGATACACGCCACGTTCAGGTATCCGATTGCACAATATAGCAGTTTGAAGCGATCGTAACCAATTTCGGTCGCGTGCCCCCTGTTCTTTTGTCACACGGATGTAACCATCCTCGTCCAGATCAATATAGCATTCTCCAGCACCAAACCGCAACTCTAAATTCGGTGTATTCCAAACCATATTTGCACGGTGATAATCCAAATTAATATTATAAATCCCATTCTTAATGTTCCCCCCGTCTGGTTTATTTCTTAAGACTGGGAATTCTGACACCCCAACTAGATTTACTTTCTTCCTGTATATTGATTGGAGGGCTTTTTTAACAAAGTCATCTTTATCGGTGTTTATAAATTGATATAGTTTTTGTCCGTCTTCGGGTTTTCCATTCTCAATCCAATTCTCTAACGGGTTTGCGGTATACAATGCCATCAAATTTGTAGCGTCCAGTTTATATTTTTTTTCATTCTTTGTTGAAACGGGCTTGTAAAGGTCTTCTACTGACCCAGAAATGTCATCCACGGTGTTATGGCGAGAGAACTTGTTCTTTAATGTCGATGTCAAATCATATACATTTTTGTATTTACGCATTGGTTGCAACGCATGCCAGGGTGGAAAGCCTTCATATTTTGTCCCTTGTAAATATAGGTCTGAAGTGTACTCACGTTTCATTTTTAACATTTCGGATAAGTAATGTACCTGCTTGAAGTAATCTGTACCTTCCAACGGTGTAGCGGTTAAGAATAAGGTAAACGGTGTATTCAGTGAATATTTCCATATTGCTTGCATTGTTATGTTGTTTTTTGCCTTTACATGCTTATGGATTTCGTCACAAACGAGAATACAACCGGCTGGCGGTCTGTATTGGTGATATACAAACTCCTTTTCTTCTATATAATTCATGCGTAAATTTCGTAGAATTCGAGCTGGCTCTTGCAAATTCAACGTACGTTTATACTTTTCAAAGGCTTTGTATTGCTGATGTTCTCTATACAGGTAATAATTTTTGTCTTTTACTGGTGGTTCAGTTTCCGGGTTTCCAAATTGACGTCTATAATCATCCCAGGTTTTGATAGTAGCACTATATTCGATATCGGATGGAGTAAACCCGGTGATAAATTTAGCTGATCCTCTACAACCACAATGAAATAAAATCATGTCTTCGTCTAAATCCCAGGTGAATCTTATATCACTATAATCGTTATTTTTGAACCACAGTCGGTGAACTAATTTTCCTTCTTTTAGTCGTTTTATATTATCTATATCGCTTTGTTCGAGACCCAAACTAGAAAGTGGAGTAGACTCAGCGTATCTAGGCGGGCTCCGACCAAAACTGAATGCTCCGCCACATAGTTTACAGTAGATTATATTTTTCTGTTCTGTTTTGGATTTTTGTAATCCCGGACCACCCCTTGTTAATTTCTCTGGTTTTAGACCTCCGTTTTGATACCATGAAACAAAGTCACCTAGCCTGTCAATGTGGTCTTGATTGATTCTCTCATACGGTGGATAACTTGTATCAGTGTTTCCAGTAGTGGACGACACGAATATACTATACGTCATCCAAATATAATTGGACAGGTCTCTCTTCATACTTTTTAAGACACTGACCCACTGTTTCAATAATTTTCTATCTGGAACGACTAGAAGTATTTTCGGCTTGGGTCCGGGTACACTGTTTCGCATACGCTCTGCTATCAGAATACTGTTTATAGTCTTACCGAAGCCCGGTCGGTGACATAACAATAGTTTGTTTCCTGCATACTTCAACGGTATAAATTGGTAACCAGTAGGTCGGAACCCTGGATCACCATCTGTGCGAAAATCCGGATCCCAATCAAGTTCTATGTGTTCAGGAACAGCTAACCTGGGTTGGTCTTGCACCGAACAATCTACCCCCGTGGCAAGTTTTAATTTGTTTCCATCAATGATTAATTCTTTATCGTTTGGGACGGTTGTAACCAGTGTTATTTCACTCTCTTCTAAGAGTTCACATAACAACGCACTGTCTTTCTTATCAGACAACCGGAGATAATAACACCTCCCATCGGATTTAATAACTTGAATTTTATTACTGATATTGTGTCTTAATTCTGGTCGTTGAATATCCTGGACTTCCAAACATTGGAGCTGACCCTCTTTTGCTTCGATTGGTTTTTCTTCCTGAGATACGGTAGACGCCCTGGATGTTATTCGTGCGGGGTTTAATGCCAATAGCCCCTGAGCCGCGTCATTTTGAACTACTCCAAATAAATCATCAAGCCATGGTTGCTTGTTAAATTTGCGGTCTCCTATAAGAAATTGAGTGTTTGAACGTGCTGTATCAAGATCATTTATAGTTTTATACACCGTGCCATTTTTTGTTATTTTAATGGTTGAATATTTACGGGCTTCTCTATCTAAAAATTTTCGTAGTTTATTCAATGTTATATCTACCACTGTTTCATTGATGGTAATAGTATCCCCTATGACTATTCTTAAGGTTGTAGAATCTCCGGCAGCTTCTTTTATAGGGTTGGGTCTACTACCTTGAGCCTGTGTCATCATGAACGAATACGCTCTAGCCCACTGTGGAAACATCGGTATATAATAGACAGTGTTATATTTTATAGTATATAAAGATTGAATACTTGAAGAAATGCAGCAAGATTTATACGGTTATATGAGTAGATTTGATAGAACAAAGTGTACACATTATAATTTTGATACAGTGTTTATGTATGTAAAGAATTATTGCCATCACAGTAAGCATGCTGCCTCCTTGGCGTATGACCTATGTCCCGGGCGAGTCACATGTTTGGACATGGAAACCGGGAGTTTGGTGTTACCAAAGGATTTAAAGCAGACCATGATATCCCAGGGATCAATGGCACCGCATTTGGCACAAAAATTCACTCAGCTTCGTTTTCCCACAGTACCACAAATATTTGTACATGGACTGGAAGGTTGGAAGTATGTTGGTGGTCGTGTCGATTTTGATGCCTTTACGCAATCGAGCAGTACGGTGGGAGATATTCAAATAGCGTTTCAAGGGGTGAAATTATAGCTTCTGGTTCTTTCATTCTTGGAACCAGCAGCGGTAGGACGTTCTCTAAGTTTCTATTCTCCTTACAGGATATGTAAATGTCTGCCCCTTTGCCATAATTGACGGTTGTATCGTCCGCTTTGTTCATAACTATAATTATTGGTATATCCGGATTTTCTTTTTTTACTGCTTCTACCCACACATCTATCTTTAATTCATGATCGCAAAACACCAACACACCGTCTGCATGTTTATAATGCAGTTGCCTTAGCGTTTGGTATCGTGGTGATCCACCGTGATCATGTAGAGCTATGGTCTTACCACGAAATTCTATCGTGTACATGTCTTTGGTCATTGTCATTATATAACTATCTGTGAAGGTGTTCGTTGTTAAACGTCGAACAAAAGCACTCTTACCGACCCCCTGGTCGCCTATAATGATTACATTTTGCATTACAGTATATAGATTATCAACTTAAATAGTATATAAGTGCAAAAGCATTTTATAAAATGATAATACTTTTTAAGAATGCGACGCTGTTTGTGTATTATGCCTCGGTGTGCATTTTAATGCTGTCGGATGTCATATGGTACGAGAAAGGGTTGTATTTTTCGTTTTTCCCTGTTATGATGATTTATTATTTAGCGTTGTTGTTTCCAAGTATACATCGTCATTATATCTATCAAGTCACCGAACGTGGATTTATCCGGTGGAAGATAATATGGCAAGTTATGTTTCATGGAGCTATGATCCTTCAAATCCCGTACATCGTATTGTTTTTATTTTTGTTAAAGGAATTAAAGTTCGTGATAGAATTTGCAGAAACGAGATTATCCAAGATAGAAGAATCATTGTATGAGAAGTGTCCCGGGTATAGGATCGCTCATCTCCATTTGAACCTATTTCAAGACGACATGGACAATAGATTTCATGCCAATTGTTTCCATACCAACCGGTTGTATATATTGGAATCGACTGTTGTCAGTAGAGAGACACAGTTGGGTATATCAAATTATAGAGAGATAAGACGTAGGAATAAGGCACCACGAACGATGTCAGAAGAAGACGAGAAAATGTACACGGCTGCTGCTAATCAATCGTTACTGTTTTCACAAAGGAATTATATTATTGGTTATTATGTGGGGTTATTATGTACAATCTCACTATTTGAACATTACACGACTTTCCTATTGATTCTGTTCAATATAACGACCTTTTTGTTTACACGATCTGTGGTTCACGATGTGTTGGTTGATCTATCATACGGTGCAATCTCCGTGTTCTTTGCTCTGCAACAAAACAGCATATCATCAAGGATAAGAAACATAGGGTGAATGGGGTCAAAAAATCCATTTTGGAATAATCCGTGAACACCATACAAGCGGCGAATATACCAGCTACTAAGAACAACGTACGTATTAAATCCATAAACTGGTCACAATCTGTTATTTTATATTCCGGACGAAGTGCAGTGGGGAAAATATAGCAATAGCATGGCGGCGGATCTCGGTCGATCAAATCATCTTCAAATAACTCCAACGGTTGGGATAATGGGGGATACGGTTCTTTGCATACACCACATTCGTGTTTACCATATAATCTCATGATAGTTATGCATGAACTATGAACATAAAGCGTTTTACACTTACACTCTGCTAGGGTCTCGCACGGTTCGTAACACACGTAACACTCGTGCAGCTCGAAGGGGTCCATATTATTGTATATGCTCTCTATATATAGTCCATTCGGTAATATCTTCCGACGAACAATCGGCGATACAAAGTGTTATGTCTTCCGGTGTTATGATTACATCTTTTATGGGTGTATGCTTTATTTCGGTTGCAAGAAAGGGTACATCGATCCGATATGCAAGCGACGCATGGATATGAGGTATCCGTACACCGTCTATTGAAAATGGCTGTTCTACGGAAAAGAAATATTTATTGTCTATAATCATTTTGTCCATGGTATACCGTCCGTAAGAAACAAATGTTGGCTTTTTATGGTACTTGTACGTTTCGAACATTTCTTCAGCTTTGCTTAGACTGAGGGATTTCATTATGGTAATGTGTCCTGAGAATGTGGGGGTGTTCAATGTTCTAGAGTAATTACGAATAATATGGTTTATAGTATGGTTCGGTTTTAGTTTGTACCAAAGACAGTATTTAAACATTTAAAAGATTACACTAATTATTTATAGTGTTATATTCGTCAATCGTCTCCTCTTGCGCGTCCGTTTCACCTTTATGTTTGTCATGAATACGGGTTCTTCGAATTTTTCCACCATCGCTGTTTCCTGAAGTAGGACTTGTTTCAGATCGACAAACATACGACATCGTTCGAGTTGGAATTTTGCGTACGGTTTGTCCTCGATATTCTTTGCAAGGTCTGCGATCAACTCGTTCATGTGTTGGACATTCAATATTTTGATATCGTTTATACTTACTAGGATGTCGTATGGCATCAGTACCCGTTGGGTTTCAAAGTATGTTTGACCGGGAATATGTGTGCATATTACGATGTGTTCCATGTTCATGGATTTCTTGATCTTGTTTGCGAGGGGAATGCTTTGTGACGATGGTATTGGGAGTTCCTCGTCTTCGTATTCTTCCATGTGATTCACCGCAAAATTCATCCACACCGTTCCACCGAACATGGCGTATGGTATGTCTTCCCAACAATGGTATCGTTCATCCGTTTTGAACTCTATGACGGACGGTTTTATTTTGAGAGTTTTCGTTTTTTTCTTTCTGAAAATACAAATCTCAATGGTGTCTGGGTCCAAAGACATGATGAACTCGGTGTTTGTGATGGGGATACGTTTATCCGTCCAATCTACAGATACAAGACCATCGTAATCTACGTTGTATCGATTGTTTCGGTCGTGCAACCCAACGATTATATCATCGCGTTTGAGACCCGCTTGAAACCCCGCCTGGTCTTTGATTACCTTTTCGACCAGTACACCTTGAGTAGATTCTCGAATGTTGTTGTATTTGAGGTATTCGTCGGTGAGAATATTCATGTCTATGCCCCAGGAGGGTATCTTCAACAATTCTTTTGAGAAATCCGCCCAATGGCGAAAGAAACGAAGAATTTGGTGGATTGGTACGGCTAGACCAATTGCCTCTGTTTCTGCTTCAGAGGCGGTGCATATCCCAATGACTTTGTTTTTGTGCATTAGGGGTCCCCCACTGTTTCCTCCGTTCAACGAAAGATTCAATTGGATCATTCCCAACCCTCTGCCAGATACACAACCTTCGCACAGTTGGTAGTCTGTGCTCAAGGATGGGAACCCGATTGCGGTGACCTCTTGAGAGTTTCCTTTTACCGGGGTGTTGTTCAACTTGAGGTTTGGTATATCCTCTAAGAACAATGGGATACTGTCATTGCACCGCCATGCTGGATGTTCGCCCAGGGGGTCAATGCATAGGATGGCGACGTCCATGGATGGTACCACATGTATAATAGACGCCGACAATCGGTTAAATCCCTTTGATGGAATACACAACTCCACCTTCTTGGTGATTACGCTGTCCACTACGTGGAAGTTTGTAAGTAGAAAACGTAATCCACGGGTCTTGAACGGTACCTCGCCGAACTCCTTCGGATCAACAAAGAAGGCAGTTCCTCCAAATTGCAGTTCTTCGGTGTCTATGTACGGCTGGGTCCAATTAAAGGTCGTGTGAACACCCATCACCTTTACGACTGACTTTTTTGCTTTTTGAACGTCTTGAGGTCTCATTTTGTTTTTAAACTGAAATTTAATATATATAGTAATAAAGAATTATAATTTAATCCGTGGAGGGGATTTTTTAAATCTAGGTAGTATTTAGGTAGAAACTAGGTCGGGAAATGTTCCGAACCAAAAAACAAGTTTTGGAAGAAAACGAGACTACGAAACGTATAGTTGTATCCCCTATCACATTGCCCCCACCCGCAAAGGATGACACACCTGGATACTGGTACGACCGTATTATAAAGAAACCAAAGCCCAGGTATTTGCATAAATAAACTAACGTCGTAGTATGGGGTCACCAGGCAGCAAAGGTTCTTTTTTCTTTGATTTGCAGCACCGGACAAGACATTTGCATGGACTAAATACTCCGTTCACTAGACATACACCACAACATAGAATCTTGTAAAGACCACAAAGGATAATCAAAAGTCCACTTCCAAAGATGATATACATGACCACAGTAAACCAATACTCTACTTCGTCCATTTGGGTTGATAATTCTTTTAAACCAGACAAATCTAGTTCCATTTTAAACATATAATTACATTAATATACACGATTTTTCTTTTTCAGCGTCGAACGACAAAGATGTATATTTGTCCGAGTTACGCAAAGACTCAAAAATGCACATAGATAAAGTCTCTTTACACTTTTCACCGGTGTATGCGCTAGTATCACAATAGAAGGTATTCCTACCATGAATACTTCGGGTGTACCTCTGAACAACCGGCGTTTTTACGAATCGTTTGCTTTCCTGATCCAGCTTTGTTCCTATAAAACATATTGGCGTACTCTCCGTGTTCTCCAACGCTACGTCGGACCAATATTGCGCTGTCAACCATGATTTGGCTCTTGTCAGGTCGAAACATATCATGATTAACTCTGCATTTTGCAAGTATGGTATTAATAAGCTTTGGAATGACATGTCACCGCTACAATCCCAATACTGTATACATACCACACTCTCCCCGAGTTTAAAGGTCATGGATCGCATATCGATTGCTATGGTTTTACTAGGGTTAATGGGTTGAGATGGCGTACACCATCGTTGAATGAGAGAGGTTTTCCCACAACTATCACCTACTATAGTAAACCTAATTTTATTCATTTAAATAAAAGTAATTAACATTTATACTTAATATCTTAACTTACCATGTGCTGGGTGCAACTTTGGCGCTGGAGTCACCGCTTTAAGGATATACGACGCCATTTCCTCCTGGATATCACTCGTAGTTTTTTTAGCCTTTGGTTTTTGGACTACCTCGTTGGTCTCTTCGATTTGAATCTCTTCTGTTGTAGACATATTTATAGGTTTCTTACTAATTAATATACATGCTTAAATTAGTTTTTTTATTACCTTAACAATATAATCGTTCTTGCTCTTCTTTGCTGCTTTTCTATTTCCTTCCAAAATCTCAATTGCCAGGCGTAGAGTTTCGCCCCAATGGACCAGAACACACATTTCTGTCTGCAACAACTTTACAACAAGTGGGTCTTCAATACCATATGCGGACTTATCCACTCGGCGCTTTACCTCGGCTTGAAGCCAATTGAAAAGCATCTTGCAGCACCATAGTTCGTTTTCTTTGTTCAACGGTTTTCGTACGTACTGATTTAGTGTCTCGGGACATTTCTTTTCATTGCTCCTTATGTAACGAAGAAACGAGAATATTTCGACGGTACCTTCCATGTATTGCCCCATCAACTCGAATTCAAAATCTTGTTGAAAATACCTTGGATCGATGCGCTTTTTGTAAATGTCTTCAGGGATAGTACATATAATCCTTACGTTGTCCAGTTTGGTATTGTTGGGCATGACGAACCCATAATGGAGAAAGGTCTCGTAATTAGATTTGAGACCATAACAATCAAAACATTCCTCATGGGGTTTGATGGTTTCGGATGCAGTCATAACAAAATGTGTATCGGTGAATTTCCATTCAACATTGGGCGTATTGGAATGATTCATCATGTCGGCGAACGGTACCAGATATTCTTTCTTCATATTCGCAAAGTTCCGACTTCCAACCAACGACAAATTATGACGATCCGTAGGCATTTTATTAATTCTACGTTCCAAAATTAGTCTCATGGGAGAGACGTTGAGTTCATCCCTACGAGTTTCCGACCATTCCACTGGAAATTTGTCTTCGGGCATGCTTCGAGTGTATGCATCGTCTTCTTTTAAATAATTCGCCAACTCTTCCTGTGTGCCGGTTTTACATGCCTCCAGTGGAATATTCAAAATAATATCACCCGGGTATATAAAATCCATCGCAAATACACCACGCCTGCCCTGAACCCTCAATAAACGACACTTATCATTAATATATTTCTCGTAACGGGTTTCCAATTCTTGTTTGGGGTGGCTGAGTATAACCCTGGACGCATCGGTCTGGTTTTTTGCGAGTAGAAAATACATAAATGCGGCTTCGTACCGATGTAGTCTCTCATTGGCTTCAGCCATCATGTTCAGGGTCTCGGTGGTCCATTCTTCTTCTCTTAAAATTTCCACCGCCTCAATGTATTCTTTCTTTAACATGTGTTGACGTGCCTTATCCATCTTTTTATTCATAAGGATGGATATATATACTAGTATAAATAATAATCACGGACTGATAAATGAGAGGTGATTTAATGTTTTTAGTATCGCTCCTGTCCATTGCTTCAGCTACCATACTTTACATAGGGTCGGACAATAGCTACAAGTATATTTATGGAACTTCTGAATCGTTAAAAGAGAAATTACGTGATCGTATGCACGAGGTTGCACCCAAGTGTTGTGAAGAACTTACCAAGGAATGTTTTGCATGTGCGACTGGATTACTGGTAGAAGAATTTTGTAAGCGTCATTCCGGCGAATATGGATGTCCTAAACAGCCTACCCCAATCGCTTGCAAAATGCAAACGGTAACCGGTGTCCGTGTTAAAACAAGGACCAAACCACCGTTTATAATTTACACCCACGAATTTAAAACAGATATCCATGTTTCGGGAAGTATTCAACGCAGAGGAATATGGGAGCCCCATTTTATTAAACAATTTGCTACCTATCTGGATAAGTATCCAACTGCTTATGTTGTTGACATTGGAGCCAATATTGGAATGTATTCGCTTTTTGCAGCAAAGAAAGGTCACGTGGTGTACGCTTTTGAACCAGTTCGAAAAAATATTATTCGTCAATGCAATTCTATAGTAGATAATAATTTTACGAATCTGAACCTGTTTCCATACGCGTTGTCACATAAAGAACTAACTGTTAACTTCATAGAACCATCTGACAATGTGGGCGGGACCCATACCGTGGAAATAGAAGAAACATCCGGGGTGGAAAACGTCGATTATGCTAAAGCTTATACACTAGACTCATTCGAAATCCCCTCCGACAAACCAATAATTATGAAGATTGACATTGAAGGATCCGAATGTGAGATGATGAACGGTGCCCATGAGTTTTTTCATGTTCACGATATTAAAATAATATTAATGGAATGGGGTCAAATTGCAAAAAAGTGTAAAACTATTGATACTATCATAAAAACACTACAATCCAAAGGGTTATCTATTTACGATGCGGGTGGAAACCATCGTTTAAATATGACGGAAAAGCCATGGACTAAACATTGGGACGTTGTGTGGAAATAATTTTATTAATACTAAAGGTGTACCCATCGAAGGATTTGGACCACAGCGTTTTCATCTCTGGGAGATGTACTTCGAGTCCACCGTCTACTTGCACATGAACTCGTGTCAACACCAGAATATCACCCTTATTCCACAGCTGGTGACATACTTCTGCCCCACCGATAACCCATGCGTGTTATGTTCCTTCAAGTACCACCTGTAAGGCTCGAATCGATAGGAAAGTCCTCACGTTTGGAACAACCTGTCGCGACAGTACAATATTTTCTCGGTATGGTAGAGGAGTTCTGCCCATGGAATCCCAGGTTTTTCTACCCATAACAATTGGACATCCTAGAGTATTCATTTTGAACCATTTCAGATCGTGGGTGATCCTCCAGGGTAATCGACTGCCCAATGCGATTTTATCATCGTCGGATACAGCTAAAATAAATCTCATGCGTATTTATGTGTACCGGTTTTATTTATATATGCGTAATTCCGACCGGTGTGTACTTTTAACAACCATTGTCTTATTTTTCATGTTTGGAGGTATCTGGTTGGTATGGTACCCACTGACATGGTGGATATTAATCTTGGTTCTTATTCCCGCCGGTGGATCCACAACATATTACATTCGAAGGCGATACGATAATGGACCGAAGGAACAGGTTACCCTAGAAGAAGTAGAACCCATACTAAAGAATACTTTATATTTTTAATTATTTTGCGCCCTGTGCGATTAATATTAATTCACTAGACGATGTTATGGGTGGTTCTTCATACAAAGGTATAGCGTCGTCATATACCGCTTGTATGTTATGTGTCCCATACATGCCTATTTTTCCTTCTATAAACCCAGGTGCATATTCTAACCTACACCTGCCAATGGTACTATATTGCTTAAACCGCTGCATGTGCATTTGCAACACCAACATGCTAGGAATGATTTCAAAATCGTTGGTGTTCATGACCTCTTTGAAATGGCGTACGAAACTGTCTCTCCACGACCCATATTGAGTTTCCATGTTTTCAAACAATTGCTTGTCGCGTTTTCTCAGTGGAAACTTTAATTGCTTCAGTGCGTGATGATTCAATGCCTGGCGTAGTAAAATCGCGGTGTTGTGATCCCCGTTATTAAACGCATTGTTCATGACATCAATAAAATACCTGTAATTGCGTTTTATTTGAAATTTCGTCGTGAATTCCCCATCTTTGCATAAAATGGCGTAGACAACGTTGAATATTGAGTTGTCAATATATTTACTGATCATCCTCTTCTTGATGGGGTCAGTGTTGTACGCATACAGTTGCCTCGATGCTTTCTCACACCCCCTTGTCATTTCTTCCAATTTATCATCGTAGGGGCTATGGAATATACAATACAAAAGTTCTCGTACGCGTGAAGGTGCTGGGTAGTACGCCATGTTAAATAACTTGTAACCATCGGACGAAAGGCGGCGTCTGGGCATTTAAAATGTATTTTTTTCCCTTATATATGTCGTTTTTATTTTGTAATATGCAGCTGGATGTAAGTTTCGCGAAACCACTCGGTCCGTATAAGAATGTCTGCAATATGATCCCGAAACAATATTGTCATGTTGAAATGTCGTTCCATACATCGGCGGATACATTTAAGAGACAATTGCACAAAGAAATTGAAGATGCGTATTCACCCGCAAGACTAGAATTGTTGAAGAAACGTATACGGAATATTAAAGGAAAAATTATAGTTTGTTTTTATATCAATTGGGGAGGGACGGTCTCATGCAGATATTTGTCGGAGATAATCACCGAACCGTATTTCCGTCCACCTGAAGATCCAGTGTACGACGTCATACCGTTGAAAATTAACTTGGAGGAGAGTAACAAAATAATCAGCTACCATTTGAAGAGCGTCGGCAAACCGTACGATTACACGAGGGCAATTTTATCCCTGGCACCTATTACCTTGAGAACACCAGAAGTACCGGACCAATTTTATTGTGCTCAGTTAGTATTGTACACCCTCAAGGAAATTGGTATCGAGATGGACTCTGACATAAATCACCAAACGCCCCTAACTGTACATACATTTTTACAAAGTATAAAAGACCGCCACATGGATACAAATGGAGGAAGTGAATCAGACAGTAAATAATGCGTATGAAAATACAATCAGCCAATACAATAACCAATCGAAGAAGGGGTCAGCTGCCGGAACCTTTCCCAAATTTGTATCACAACATTACCAAAAGAGTAAGGGGTCATCACATGGAGACACCATGAGAAACATATCCTCGATGTATAAAAATACAACCTTTTTTAAATAAGTATATAAATAATTATTTGGATTAACTATATGGGAGTATGCTGTAATTTATTTTACATCTTTATAATATTCGCATTTGTACAAATTCAATTCAGGTGGAAACAAGATAAGAAAAACAGCCAATGGATGGTGATTTGGAAAGGGAATACAACGAATGTTACATATGAAACAGGGACAGATGTTTCCTTTAATCTAAACTCTATCAAGTACGGCAATCCTTTGATGAACTATCATAACAAAAACTTTGTCATTCGGGAACGTTGCGAGACCGTTGTACATATTGTAGCGAAAGTCAGTGCCCCGGCGTTATCGTTTCATAGGATATCCCTATTAATTAATGACCAGGAAATTCGTACTCTGGATTTATTTGTACCCAACACCAAAATAGCCAACAACGATATGATAGCGAGGTTTGTACTAACTCCATCTACGAAAATCCGTATTCATCACTACTACGATTCTGTTTGGAGTGATATGGGCATGTCGAATAGTAGCGTCCACGTGGGGTTTCGGTCGGGGTTAACGAATATATATGATGTACCGTTTGAGTAGTATATATATAGCGACACAAGTAGATAAATGTATAACTTTCCACTTCCTAGAGCTTCCCAAGAATGTTATACCAAATGGTACAATTATTTGGTACCATCCGGAGCTCTGAAAAACACCACTATTTTGTGGGCGGCTCAAGAACTACCCTGTCGTTTTCGGTCCGATTCTATCAAAAATATTATTGGACCACACCATGTGTTTATATTAAAAATGAACGATACTTTCTATTATGCCATTATAGACGCCACGCAAACGGTGTATAAATTACCCAAAAAGTATTACACTTCCTGCTTCCCGGGAATTCAATACTCTCAAGTTCCAAAGAACAACAGAATGAGAGTAAAGCTAAATGAAACACAGTCCATGATGTTGCCGTACATACCAGAATCTTTTTTGGAACAAAAACGAACCAAAACCACCAGAAAACGAAGGCGTTCAGAATCTGAAAACAATGAGATAGAGAGTATTGATTTCAACCAACATGTGCCAGAATGGAATATTTTGGGTGTCCAGACGACGGTGGACCCCAACAAAGCGGACATCATGCACCTTATACGATCCGTTATACTGTACAATGACACGAATGAAAACTTTACATTGAAAAATCATTTCGAAGGAATCGATATAAAAACAATTCAATCGGACGATAAATTGAGAGAAAAAATGAAAAACATTGTATCGTTTATTTATTACTACTGTAGAGACGAAATCGGTGTTTTTAAACAAAGAGAGCCAATATCCATTAGTGACCTTCAATCGTGGCTATCAGAGGACAATTCTTAGTCTCCAATACATAATATTGTTTGCATAAATAACACGAGTCGCCGTGCTGTTCCGCACATTTTCGATGACAACAAAGACTACCACAATGACAAGAAAGGATACAAAACTCTATTTTTTCGGTCGTACTCTTCGCGAGGACAGAGTTGCACAGAGTACACAATGGTGTAGATGTGTAGGGTGTCGGATATGAACGTTTCAACGGTATTGTATGCTCACAATGTTTTATTGCATCGTCAATAAATAATATGGGTGGATTCTCCATGGACCGTTTGCAGTATTGCCACTGCTCAATGGTCTGAACTTGCAATGCAGTTAAAAACGTTTCGTTCGTCATCCATTCATATATCTGCTCGATTTCATGTTTGTAACCGTCAGATACGGTGGAAATAAGTTTATCCCGGTGTTCCTTTGCTTCACGTGCAGAAAAACTATGCTTAAAGCCTATCATACTTATTTTTTTCAATAAAAACTACTTAAATACTTCAGTTTTCACACAGGACAAATTCCGCGCAAGATCTAGGTAGATCGGAAAATAGGTCGGATTTCGACAACTCGTATTTGTGCAACATTAACGGGTGGATATCATTGGTCTCCATTACCGGGATGCTATTTACCAGTAACCCGTAAAATATTACATGGTTGTTTGCATCTTGAATACAACCTAGACCGTTGATAACGCCACGTTCCCAATATGGTGAGGTATAGGTTTTACCGTCGGACTCGATACTGGCATACCCGTGGAATTCGTTGTCCTTGCAAAACCCGTACTCGAACACCCTTCCATTGCGACGTTTTACCACAAAGTGTTTGTGACCATCTCTGTACATACCGGTTTCGGCGATGCCATCGTAATGCATCGTGTAGTTTCCATGTGGCAAAGATGCCTCAAATTCTGCAAGGAGGATACGCTTACCGGTCACTTTATCGTAGACATGAACATCGCCCCACAGGGAACCACGAATAAATTCGCCAACTAGGATGTACGTCTCCCCGATACCGTAACCATTTCCATGTGGCACGCCATTCACATTATCCCAGTGCATTTCTAAATTGTCGTTAAATATAATCATCAGAACTTTAAGTTTAGTGTTAAGAATTCAATTGTATCACCGGAACGGAAATCGTACGTGTTGTTTTGAATTTTATATTCAATTGCTCGTTTATGTTTACATCTACGAGTATAATCCCTACAAGAACAAAAGCCTAGGTAGGAACCGGGTCGGTTGGATGAAACTAGGTCGTCGAAACTACCTAGAATTTGGATAAAATAATATCTAGGTCGCTGCACTGTAAATTTCTGAGACCGGACCACTATAAATTTTCGAGATGGCATCTGAGGGTTTTCAAAATCTTCGACATACACACTATTCACAGTGAAGTTGGCAGTTATCCCCAATTCCCTAAAGGTACGAGAACCCGGAGGGGGTTTCACGTAACCCCGTGGCTCTTCATTCTTATACATCATAATAGCACGCTCTACACGATTGCGACCATAAATAGAATGGTACATTTATATTCATACACGGTTATAATATATACTAACAGTTCTTTAAAATATCGTACAACTCGAGATCTATACCCCTGGGCTGTTTCATCATAATGTATTGCGCTCGAAGCTTTGCTTCATCCTCTCGTTTTGTTTTCTTCAGAACCGGTCGAATACTTACTACCTCCCAGGTCTTTCGTTCCGGGGTCACGCCACTCTCCCACTGGTCAATGTACTGCTTCATGTTTACAATTGTCTGTTGTAGACGATAAATTTCCTTGTATAATTCTGGAACCTCTTCTTCACGTTTGCGTTTCTTGCTCAACAACTTACATTGATCCCGCAAATCACCCATAGAACGTTTGCTCTCCTTGTGAGACACGCGCTTCCAACTGCTATATCTAGTATAGTATTCTTCTAAAACATCCTGGAGGCAGGCTTCGGTCCAAGCCGTAAGTGAAGAGAACGCGGTAACACCGATTAATATTCTCTTGGTCTTGTCGAAGTTTGACATTTTGCAGTTGCCAATCAGTCCACCCATGAGTATACTCGCTGTAAAGTGGTTCCCCTTGAAGTTAAAGAACACAGTATCATCTACGTGTATTAATTTATGGTATAACATATCCGTGAGGCTCATTTATTACAAAAAATATCCGACTTATATAGTATAAATATAGAACTAAAACATAGAAATGCCGGTCGAACAGTGGAAATGTAACCCACTACAGATACCGATGGTTGCCCGTAGTACCCCATATATAGGGTTTGATAACCGTATTTATTGGGCAAGGGTATTAGTACCCAAAATTATATATTCTCCAGAGTACATAATCAAACGCGTAAAAATTAGAAGAGGGTATCAAGAACTGTAGATGTGTATAGGATATTTGCACCCATGACCGGTAACCTGTATACTTCCAGATACCCCCGGTGATTCATAGGTATAAGCCGTTCGATTACCCATATTTACATTGTCGATCATAGAGGATGGTGTCGAATCAAAAATCCTCTCCGTGCCAATATGTACAGTAAAAGAAGTGTAACAGTTGTTTGTAATCCATACCAAACGCTTCGTGTACAACATGCCAATCCTGGTATATTCGCGGTAATACGAACTCAAGACCTGAGTGTCAATTGTAGCCACGATGTTGGGACATGGGTCTTTAACGCGTAGGGTCAAATCGTTACTAATTGGAAGCCTATAGTTTCCGTTAACTTTGAGCAAATCGATCGAAGGTATACCGTTAAACTCGTACGCGTCACAATTTGATATGACAAATTCACCGCTACTCATTGAAGTTGTACAGGTTTGTGCCGCTTGATCCATGTAACACTGCAATCGGATAATTCTTCGAGGTCGTAAATTTTGGGGAGCGACCGACAATGACAACACCACAATACATACCAACACCAGACCACCAATAATATACAATGCCAACTTAGTATTTATTTTAATTGGCTGAGGCGGGGGTTCTGGTTCGAGAAATTTAATCTTCTTCGGACGTGACAGGTCCGAAATATCTATATTTAATTTAGGAAACGATGACATTTTCTTATACATAGAATATATTTATACCTTTAAACGGACTTCTACCGAATTAATAAACTGCCACTTTAAATCTTCGGGGTGCTTGGTTAAATCGTCATCCCAGTTCTCTTCATAAATCTGTGTTTTTACACCGTCTGGAGTCAAAGCAACCACCTGTGCAACAAAACCAATAGCATAAGCATTCTTATCGGTGAAAAACCACCCGTTCCAATAACGCTTCAGCTTGCCGGCTCCTATACCACCCCACTCCTTTTGACCAATATCTGTACGCTCTGACTTAGACATGTCTAATACATGCTCCTTAGCCGTCTCGCCAAATAGTTTCGCAAAATCTTTGGTCATCCATAAGCCATGTGGTCCCAACGGTTCCCCACTTTTGGTGTGTTCCCACTTCCACGCCTTTCCATGTTTATAATAATGGTCACCGTCTTTCTTTAATTTACCGGCGGGGTCTTCCATGAAAGCACCGAACTTATCCGCTACATCGCGCATAGCAGAAGCCAACAGTTGGTATATTAGATTATTGTACCTCCATGTACGAGTCTTAGTTGATTGTGCCAGTCTATGACGTGAATAATATAACAGATTGGTATCCATCTCAACCTGTTTCCGATAATCCTCGTAACTCCATTGGTTGTCAGCATACCCGGACATCATATTCAACGCACTGCCTACGGTGATACCGTTGACGAGTTCAATGTTTCGTCTCATGTGTTTGTGATACATAAGTCCGATGGCAGCTTTGGTGATGGACATGGTGTGAATGCGTTGTGTTCGAATGACCCATGCAACGCATTTGTCTATGCTACGGAATATAGGTATTTCAGGCTCCCGATCACTTGCAGTTTTTCGTAGTAACTTTATGATGTCCACGACTTCTTCCTCATAATAACCTGGGTAAAATGCATGCTTTTTTCCTGCCAGATATTCCTTATGTTTTTCTTTAGGCAGTATAACTATAGCGTCAATGTTCACCGGCAACCACCAGGTAGCCCCCATGATCCATAATCCCATGGCTTTACACATTACCACTACTTTATCAACACGTTGGCAAATTTCGTCAAAGTTATCGTCCCAATTCAACCCACTATAGTCCGGACCCTCAAGAGCTGGCATAGCACCAACCGCCCAACATAATGGATCACTATCAATGAACTCATTTTTCACCGGTTGTACATTTTCCATCCAGTATGATTTTCCGCTACCAGACGGCATAATTATACTACGACCCTCATTATGGTATACTGGGTTTAGCTTTTTAAGATAGGCGTCTAATCTTTTTTTATCAAACCAATCCATATGTTTACTATATATTATTTTATATACTTTAATTCATCTCTTACGTTTTGTAGGTTGAAGACACTGCTTCAATGCGCACAATTCTCTTGTCCAAATTTCTTCCAACGGTGTTTTATCCAATATAACATACAGTTGCTTTAATCGCTGGGTCTCTGTACGAAGTTTGTTTACCGCATCGACGGTGATGTCCCTCAGACGGATATCCAGATACTTGGGATCTATCTCCGATTGCTTGCATACTTCCACGCACTGGTCATATGATTTCGACGTTATCGGTATCTTGCCTTCCAGTGCATGCTCAATGAATTTAATCCGTTCGGTCTTTTCTTGAATATCGGTCTGAATTTGTTCCAGTTGGTATGCTTTGCGTTTACCGTACAATTCTAAACGCGATTCACGGTGTGCGTCGAACACTCCCTGAAGATTGGTAGTCTTGAGAATATCATCGTTGAATACGCACCAGTTCTCTTTTATGGTCTGAGAGAGGGACATTTTGCTCATGAATTCACTGGTTGGGTTTCGGATGGTAAATTTAACCGAGACATCTGTGTGCTCCTCTTTAAAACTGTCGTACAGTTTCTCGTTCTTCTTAAGTCTTTCCTTGAAGTTTACGGTCCATGTACCGATCGGTAGTTCGGTAATTACCATCTCGTCGTTGTCTGTAACCACAATCCCACGGGTAATCCATCTATTCTCGGACTTGAGAATATCACCCTTGAAATTATTATACCATGGTACCAAATCTGTGGGATGTTTTAACCCCATGATGACATCGACAATATCGATCGGGTTGTACTTCGGAATGTCCGTTGCCCAACCGGTACCAATCCCAGAGGTTCCGTTAACCAGGAGGGTTGGTATGATCGGTACAAAATTCACCGGTTCGACCACATGTCCGTCTGCCTCACTGTATTTAAGAACTGGTAGATCTGCCTCGGGAAATGCAAACTTCACCCACTCTTGCAGTTTGGTGAATATGTAACGATGAGATGCATGGTCCGATCCACCTTTGTTTCTGGTGCCAAATTGTCCTAGGGGTTCCAAGTATGGTAGATTGTTCGCACCGACAAAATCCTGTGCCATGTTAACAATCGCATTGCCTACGTTCATTTCACCGTGGTGGTAGTGGGTATCCATCGCAACTTTGCCGTTCAATTGTGCCACTTTGATTTCTGTGTTGTTACGCTTCATCATTGTGTACAATATCTTTCGTTGTACCGGTTTCAACCCGTCGATTGCATTGGGTATACTTCGCTCATTGGATGCCCTCGCATGTTCCACCCAGGGACCGGTGACATAGGTTTGATATTGTTTGCCATCGAGATCTATGGTAGATGCAGGTTTCGTAACGATTTGTTTCCTCCATTTCTTTGCAAATTCATCGTTACCGAATGCCTTAAACAATGCATCGGGACACATGGTATCCATAGGGAAGGTGTAACGGTCCAAATTCTTGAACATTTCCTTTGCCTCCGCACTGGTACTTGTACCCAAACCCTTGTAGAATTTGTATCGCAACTTAGGATGCTGCTCGATGTATTTGCGCGCAATCTCTTCGTTAAAGAATTCTTGTACTAGGGTCTTACCCCGAAATGCTTTGACCAACGGTGTTTTCATTACCTTGATGAACCCTGGGATTAAGAGTAACTCTCTCCAGTGAGATCCAAAGATGGAGAACACCAATCCACGAATATGAAACCCGTCCGTGTCCTGGTCTGCCATTATCAAGATGGAACCATACCGGAGGGATTTGACATCAGTGTATTTGGTACCGTGCTTTAATCCCAAAGATTTGATAACATCGGTGATCACCGCGTTCTTTGACCATTTGTCGGTACTTGCGGTGTAACCGTTCAGTATCTTACCCTTTAGGGGGTACGACCCGTAACATTTGCTACCAACGACAGACATACCTGCCAGTGCCAGTGCGTTTGCGGAGTCTCCTTCGGTTAGAATCAGAGTGCATTTGTGGGATCGAGAAGTACCCGCAAACTGTGCGTCCGTCAGTTTTAAGACATCGACACTCGATCGCTTTGCCCCATCATTACGGGACATTTTACGGTCGTCCTTCTTCTTACTCAGTGATTCAAGTTTCTGCATAAGTGGGGACGCTTTGATCATCTGAACAATATTCTTCTGAACTTTGAACTCGGACCCAAACTTGCTGTGAGGTAAGGTGCAGGACTCCTTCATTTGCGAGTCAAAGGTGGGGTTGACCAGATGACAGGAGAGGTTGATTTGCAACATTCTCTTAAAGTCGTAGGGTCTGAGTTTCAACTTCTTAATCACCGGGTCCATGTGTTTCGCAATCTGTTTGTAGATGTACTCCACGTGGGTGCCACCATTACGAGTCCAGATGCCGTTGACGAAGGAGTTCTGGCGGAACTGACCGTCGGAGACATTCAGACTAAAATTCCATCGCTTGTTCTTTTGTTCGAAGATCCGGTCTTCTTCGGGTGCATAAACGTCCGCACCATTCAATTGAACCCATACGTCCGGGTAAACGCGTTTAATGTCATGTACGCGCTGTTCCATCATTTGTTTGGTTTCATGTGGGATACGTGTAACACCGAATCGCTCAAGGTCAATGGTCATCTCAATTTTAAGTCCAGGACCTTCTTCCTCGTCTAAAACGCTGTAATCTGCCGGACCAGTATATTTCATATTTCGTGACCATGTTTGAACAAATAATTTCTTTTTGTTCCGAATGCTTACCCGGAATCTTTTCGAAAAGATATTCGCCAACTTTGCACCGTAACCATTACGTCCACCGGTCATGCGCTCTTCCGTGTCGTCGTAATTGTTGCTGGTTCGTAGGTGTCCAAATACGAGGGTAGGAATCCACATCTTCTCCGTTTTGTGTTTGCGAAGAGGTATAGTTTTACCGTTGTTCTCGATTGTGATTTTACCATTATCACAAATATGCACGCGGATCTCTGTAGTCTTCCCTCTGCTTATGTTGTCGGTCGCATTGACAATCAACTCGTCGAAAATCTTGTACATCATCGGAATAACTTCTAGGGTCTGGAATTCGCCGTCGATTTTGACGTTTTCCCACTCAACGGGGTGCAAACTGCCGCCATAAGTGTCGGGACGTTTTAAAACGTGGTCTACGTCGGTGAGTCGTTGATACTTTTCCATCTTTTTACTCATGTTTACTTTTTTTAACTATATTTTTTATAATATAATAATAATTTTTAGATTTTAGTGAGCTTTAGCGACCTATAACCTAGTTCGACCTAGTTCGACCTAAATCTGAACATCGACCTAGAATCTTAAAATGAAATAAAATATTATATTTAAATCGTATATACTGTGTAAAGATGGAACGTTGCGTAATGAATTATCGCGAAAGTGCAAGGGATGTTTTAACGAGATGTGGTAAGATTTCACCGGATAATGTAACACTTCTAGAGCAACAGGCGTGGGAACACTGTCCAAAAAAGTATCCCATAGTCATTCGACGTCTCTACACTGGTATGTCGTTGACAGAGGCAGTGGCGGAGTTGGAACCAATCGAGGCACTCGACCAAGAAGAAATTATGGTCGATGGTGACATAACATGTCCCAAGTGCAAAGGGAAGAAGGTCCACCGTATCGAGAAACAAACCAGGAGTGCAGATGAGAGCGCCACAGTGTTCTGTTACTGTAGCACCTGTGGAAAAAGGTGGAAATTTTAACTATAACCCATCAGTATACTTAACGTAAGCATTCCTTTTTAATTTACCAGAGATAAAACTACAGAACCTAGCCATCTTCGTGGGTTTCCGATAGGGTTCCGGCTCGAAATCTAGGTCTTCGTCAAAATCGGTTTCATTACCTAGAGTGAAAATTTCTCGCTCTGGAGATGGATCCCGTGGCATTTTCAAGTATATATATCAAATATATAGTATAATAAATGCGTATTGTCTCGATTGACCCAGGATTACGCAACTTTGGGTACGCAATCTTTGAAAATGGTAAACTAATTGAGTTTGATTCCATCTGCATATGGGATCTTGTACCAAAAAAGAATCGTACAGATTACCCCCATATCGCCAGAGTATTGGTCGATAAAACACCTATCTTCGAGGGGGTAGACGTCGTACTCATTGAGAGACAGATGCAAGCCAGAATGAAGATGATTGCATGTGCCTTGCGGTGTTTCTTCTGGAACAAATCCAAGATGGTAGCACCTTTGTCGGTACGCAAATACTTCAAAATAAGCACCGGGGTTTACAAAAACAATAAGAAAGCGTCCATTGCCTTGGTCCCAAAGTTCTTAAACGAGGAACAAATGAAGAAGTTTAAGACTCATAAGAAGAAGGATGACCTCTCTGATGCCTGCCTTCAGGGTCTCTGGTACATTTGGAGTCCGAACGGTCCGCCGCCTCGCAAATAGAATGCATGTCTTGGATGTAGGTGCAAATAGACCGTTTCTTTTCCACATATACCTTGTAGAGTGGAAGACATTCGGAGAAGGAATCCGTTTTCATGCAATCTTGCCACTGTTTAAACTCTGGTATCATTTCATTAAACTTCGCCTCTTTAAATACAGTATTAAAGTTATATAAATATCTTATTTCTATGTACAAATGTATCGTGTCCGAACCGATCGTTCCGAACGTTTTCCACATGCGACAACATGTGACTGGCACGATTTGATATTGATACTACAGTGCATTGGTATATTCTGTATAGCCATTCTGTTGTTTTTCTTTATGTTCATGAGCGCCATCCACAACTAAAGGACACTGAATAAGCTTTGTAAATATATCCAACGACATCATCAACTGCTTGGCTTTCTTCTCGATGTGAATATTATCGTGCCTCGCGTCGAAGGTTCTCCATCGGGTTACCCACCCAGCTTCGTGTACGGACAGACGCAATCGGGCACGATCAATCGCATCTTTTAGTTCTAACAAAGCTTCCTTCACCGAAAGCATACTGTCATACGCCGGATGAACTTCTGGTAACGTTTTATACGTGTTTAACATGCCCATTATCGTGTCTACGGTATGGGTTTCCTTGATATCCGGATCTGCATTTGAATTTAACACGTAATCCATCGCGTAGGAGGTTCCTCGAAATAATATATTTCTTCCCAAAAAGTACGTACCAGCTGCTGCTACTGGATAATACATAACCCATGCCATTTACTTAACATAAGAGAACAAATATATACGTGATTCCAGACAATGTTGGGACATAAGATGTTGCAGTTTGGAACCTTCTAATTGGACACAAACGGGCTTTTCTCCAAATATCAACAATACACTGTCGGTGTGCGCCTTGTAAACCACAAAGACTACACGGTCTGGGTTTGACTTGCACGACTGAACAACCGCACGTAGGTGTTTATCATTTATATTATTTGTACTGATACACTCCATAATCTGAGAATACGATGCTTCGGATTTTATCGATAAGACAGTAGTAGGTTTACCTTTTAGTATTTCCATTTATGTAATTAAAAAATATCTTATATACTTTTAAAATCGTCCCCATTTAGAATTGTAATGCATTTGTTGACACGTCTCTAAATATTGCTTTATCTCAATCATTAAATCATCAACTGCACTTGGTTTCCCGTCAATAATGAAACGCCCGTAATCCGATGGGGATTCACTCGTATGATAAAATGAATCACATAAACTCTTAACAGTCGATATACCGGGTCTCGATTGGAATTCGAGTCTCTTTTGATGTTTTTTTCCAATCGCATGTTTTGCCTGGTAGTGTGTCTTAAAATAAAACGTTTGAGACGATTTGTTTGTTGGTTCGTTGGATCTATCAACTGTGGTGTCGAATGCGGACATTTATTCGTAGGTTTCAGACTTATATACTGGGTTTTAAACATAGAGTATATAAGATGTATAATACTCATATAAAATGTTTATTATTTGTCAGCAACAATTTCTCGAAAGAGTTTGTCGTAGATTTTGGAGGAACACCGTACTATACCCATGTGTTGTTACCTGGATGTAATAGACGAGGGAAGCAAGAGGACTATGAATGCTAACGCTGGTAGAGATATATAATTATGTAAACCGTCTAGCAACGCGACTAGTGGGTTTTCTTAGTGCAAAATATAAAATAACACCTAGAATCACCACAGCAGCAGAACTCAAACCAATTATTAATCCCAAATCAGTGTCCGTAGAATCTCCACTAATACCATATCGAAATAATGGATCATACTCAATATTATCACTAAATTTAGGAAAACGAAAAGAAAATATCTGTTTACTTCCTTTTGTTGTAAATTTAGGATATCCATCCGGCATTGCAACATTGGTACCATCTACTATAACCTCAGATGATAAGTCCAACTGAGAATTACCAACTTGAAATGTTTTATTTCCATCCGATGTAGCTTCTTTGTCACCTTTTATCACTATATCCAAATCGATGTATTTTCCGATACCATCGGCACATGGAGTACACCACGTCCAATCGCTTAAAAGGATATTCCATTTTAAGTCACCGGCAGATACACTCCATGATTCATTCGTAGTTGAGACCGTATTTTCTTCACGTATTATATAAGTTTTTACGGACATACGACCAATATCATTTATATGAGTATTGAATGAAAATACATCTGTGGAAACATTATTGTATTGTTCAGTCGTTACCTCAGAAAATTCAAAATTCTGCGTGGCAAAACTGTTAATACTGTGTTTCTGAGACAAAGGTCCGGTTTTGCCCACTATATTACCATTTTCGTCTACTTCTTGTATACTATCAAATTCCATAGTAATACTTTCCCCATTGGTTATGGTAACCTTGCCGGACTGACCCAAAACTTTTATAGATGTACCGCTAGATTCCATTTATATTATATTTCATTTATATTTATACACAACATGTACTATTTATGATTTCTTTATCAAGACTTTTACTCGACGGTTACCGACTTTACGTTTCTTTGGGGCAGATGGACACTCAGGACTGAGATTTAGTAATGGTACAGCTTATGTCCCAAGCATATTTAAATCATTGTGGTTCTCCAAGTAGAGATTTAAAAATTACATTGCAATATATCATAGACAACTGTCCTATAGGAGCGGAATATACGGGTATTCATAAATACATAAAAGCGTGGCGGTTAGGTTTTTAAATACTCCATAATTACCCGTTTGCCACCATCGTACATCAACTTCATCTCTTCTGGTTTTATATCTGTAAAATTAGTATACGCCGCATCCTCTGGTGAAAATAAATTTATTGTCACACCATCCTTGTGAAACGTATTACAAGGTTTTTCTCGAATCTCTTCAAACGTTATACCCAAAAAATCTGCCAACTTTGTCAGATCGTTCGTCAGTGTTCCCAACATCTGAGCCGTCATACATCGAAACGATTCTTCAATCAAAGGGTAGTAACCCTCCGGTGTAGTCGCTTTAAAAAACAACTCGAAACAATTTATTGGGTAACAGATCATAACATCCACCACACATTCTTCACGTCCATGGATGAACTCGAAGATTTCTTTTACAGGGATTATATGTCGCATGCCTCCGTCCTGGTAATGGTACATTCCTATCTTTACCGGAGGGTACACGATGGGGACAGAAGTAGATGCCAAAATAGCCTGGTGCAAATTCTCATCGAATGTCTCGTACTGACATGTATCGCGGTTGTAAGCTCCCACGCGCAAAGGCGTAAACACAGCAGACTCGTTGAAATTATCTCTCACAATCTGATCCATCGGTTCATTCGTATACAGAGAATTATAATAGAGAACCGCATCGATAGCATTGATAACAAAACCCCATCGCGTATGAGGCGAGACAACATGAAACCCACCAATCTCAAACAAATCCTTTGCTTTCTCCATGTGACGATCGAAGGTTTCTGGCATAGTTTGAGACACGATTGAACCCACCAACGCACCAGCACTAATACCAGCTATCTGTCTCCAATCCACACTTTCTTTACCAAGTGACAGGTACATACCATGTAATAAACCTACCAGTACAGCCCCTCTATCTCCACCGGCACTCAACGCCAGCATTTTAGGTTGACAACCTAGTTTTTTATTACTCATTTTTTATAAAGTAAAATATTACTTATATATAAGCTATTTTTTCAAAAAAATAATAATGCAACGATCATTCTACGACCTAAAAGACGAAGAAGATAGCAGACGAGAAGACTCGGACTTCCTATACAATTGTTTTATGTCGAAAAACACCGATGTCCTGGACACAGCGTTACAAGAAATAAAAGACTTGACATGCGCAGAATTCACGCAAATAAGCAAACGGTTTAAAGGCGTATTCGAGAGGGCAATACAAGACGAATGTAGAATTGCAAAGCATGGTGCACTCCTGTTTGGCATCTACCTAACACCGAAATACGTTGAGAAACTCATACGCGAAAGTAGAGTGAACCCACAGAAGTTTCAATACTTTATACAGATACACCTGGCGCCCATGTGTCAACAACACCTGAACGGCGAGAAAAAGATGGATTCCATGCAGGCGTTTGTAGAAGAGGCGAGAATGAGATATATAATTATGTAATGGTGTACGTATAAATATAAACATACTATGTACTAAATGCATCCGTTTATGAAACATATCATGCAAGGCGATGTAGAGAAAGTTCGTGAAGATATACATCTGGTCAATACCATACTACCCCTGGGGAAATACGCGCGGAGCACACCGTTGATCGCGGCACTCGCATCGGAGAATCGCGAAATGATTGATTTGATACTGGAATGCCCGACCCTACAGGTCTCGACAGAAATAATCACCCCCGAAACCAATTGGTCGGCGGAGCTCGACACGGTATTTCACGTCATGGCAATGTTCACGGTTCCCCTTGACATTTGTCGGCGCATTTTGAATCACCCGACCCTTGATACGAAGGTATTGAATAGTGTCAACCACGACGATTACAGACCCTTGGACCTAGCCTTGGAATATCACCCGGGTCTGGTGCCCTTCTTGAAAACAAAGGGAGCGATGAGATACTGGCGTGTCGGTCCCGGCTTTAAACCGAATCCGAACGAGCCTATGTAACGGTTACAGATCTACCACGACACCATTCAATACAAACTAGACAATTAAATAAATCGTTGCAGCAGAACCAAAACCCTCGACTGACCTCGACATTTTTAAATCGTTTCCTTCTATCAGTTTCCATTTATTATATATCATTTTATATTTATACACAAAAGGTACTACTAATTATTTCCTTATCTTCTGCCGCACCCTCTGTGACGGTGAATCTGCCAACCTTACGTTTCTTTGGTGCAGAAGGACACTCCGGTGCCTTGCGTTTTCTCTTCGGGGTTACACTCTGGAGGGCACGTGCCAGAATTGGGTCATCGCCAACAGGTGTAATCTTATGTCCCAGGCGTCTATGGAAGTTTTTCATCCATGGCTTCCCCTCCTTGAAGTTCTTCAGGGGGAAGTTAAAACACCGTTTCGATTCCAAGTATCGGGAGTATAATTTGTTGTGGTCTTTTGGCATGAGATAGAACTTGGTCGTCTCATGACCGCGGACAGACAGGGTTTCATTCTTGCACTCCAACACCGTGCGATCTGGCTTTACCAGAATTTTCGTAACCTTCCAAAACTTTTCTCTTTTGGCAGTAACACCCAAATGGTGCGGCTCGAACTGAGATTTAGTGCGTTGTATGTAAATATCACCGATCTTCATCATTTTTATTTGTTTTTATGAAATATTATACTTTTTTTAATTTAATACACAGGAATTGTTTTCCATACAACCTAGCTTCGACCTAGAATACTAATACCAACCTAGTTTTATTCTGGTCCAACACTATTTTCATATTCTATTTTACAGTGAAAAATTAAGTACAAATTTACCTATCAATCCGATTCATTCCTCATTATTTATATGTTCTATTTTTTTCATACATCCAATATCACCAAAGTTGATAGTCTAAGACTACAAGCCTAAAATTACCTATCAAACTTTTATTTTTTAGATACATATAAATAACATGGACAAAAAGGACCATTTTAGCAGGCGAATACAATTATTAAATTTTAGACTATCAAAAAACACTACTTGTAGTAGAAACGCCTGTAACATCTCTGCTGCAATAATAGCAGGTCTCCTTATTGCAGGTACTTTCAATAGCACCTAAATACATTGAGGCTTATTCAAGGTATGTTCCGTACCACGGACAAAGCAGGGACTAAATAGCAGGTATACAGCTAGTACCCACCATACCATATACCATAGCAGGGACTAACTTTACATGACATATCATTAAGTCAATATTTTACATATAAATAATGAATATATTATTACATGTATGTCCTTTTTAGAGCACACCCCTTAGGAATGAACTTTTTTTTATTTTTTTTCTATATTTGATGAAAAAAATAGAAAAGGAGTGATCTGTAGAGGGGTGTGCTATTTTTTCACCCTAATTTTATCACCACTCCCACTATTGCATGTAAAGAGAAAAACATTCTTGGTGCTGTGTAGTATGGGTTTACAGGCTGTCACACCATGTACAGTGTGATTAGCCTAAACCGTATACAGGTTATAAGCCGTACGCTATTTAAAGCCTATAAGCCATTTTTTCCAATTTATGGGTAATAGGGGGTGATGATGTGTTCATATACGAGTAGTGTTACCAGGCGGGTTATTTCAAATGATGTATTTTTTTTGACATATAAATATAGAGATATATTCTATAAATGCCTTTGAAGACTAGAAAATGTCATAGCTGTAATCGTAGATTCGCATATTTGATAGGCGTAAATGGTAGTTTAATGTGTTCAGGATGTTATGGATCGAAGTACAGGTACGAATACCTTGAAGAAGTGGCAAGTTATCGATAAGTCGGCATCTACCCCCAAGGCATGCAATGAGTCGTCGAGGTCACGCGTGTAGCATATGTTCACAATAGAAGGTATTCCCTTCGGAAAATAACGCTGTCTCCATGCTAAAAATAATGGGATTTGGTCGTGTGTGATATTTACTAGTAGTGTGTCTATGTTATAGGTCATGAGTATGAACTCAAACCGTATAGTGTTTCTATGTGGTATTTCTAACTTTGTACAGTATATTCGTTTTTTATTAAAGATAAAATCATCAAACGTTTCACTCTGTGGATCACAGTAACCTTCTAGCTTTTCCGTAGCCAGATATAGATATTTCATGATATAAATAACCATTCCATGTATTTATATGCGTTTCACAACAATCACCGGTAAGGCTAAGCAATATGTCGAAAAATATTTTGATATTTATTCAATTAGATGTGAATTTACTGTTGCTTCGTTAGTAAATTTGCAACCCCAATGTATCCCGATCAACGATGAAACTAAACTGTATGGTACCTTTAAGAATCGGTTGTATCATTTCCCGACGATACGAGAAGAATTAAAGGCGTATTTACAATCGAATACGGACGACATACAAGTGAATTTTATCTTAGGCGAGAAAAGTTGGGATGATGTCTTCAATGCAAAGACAACAAAAGAATTGATAAACCCGCCGACAGTAAAGATAGAAACTAAAACTATATAAGTATATTATTTTTAGATTAAATGTCCTGGACACCTGTAAAGACTGCATGTGGACTTTACGAGTTTAAACATAAAACAGGATTACGTGTACTTTTGTTTCCTAAGGATGGATTGGAGGTTACTACTGCTAATATCACCTACCATGTGGGGTCTCGAAACGAGGGCTTGGGAGTCCGCGGGGCAACTCACTATCTTGAACACGGTATGTTCAAAGGTAGTAAAAACTTCAATAAAGAGAAGGGTAATGGAATGTGGGCGTTGGAAACCATGGGTGCGTACATGAATGCCACAACCTATACGGATAGAACCAATTATTTTTCGGTGATTGAGAGTGATAAACTAAACGAAGTGATTTCCCGCGAAGCAGACCGTATGAAGGATCCTTTGCTGGATGCTCACGAGCTTAAGAACGAAATGACCGTCGTTCGTAACGAATTTGAGCGTGGGAACAACAACGATTTCGAAGTGTTGCAGAAACGTATTATGGCTATGGCGTTTATGGCTCACCCCTACCATCACAGTACCATTGGCTGGAAGTCGGAGATCGAGAATGTATCTAGGGATGCACTGGCTACCTTCCACGATACCTTCTACAAGCCTAGCAACGCAACGTACACCTTTTGCGGTAACTTCGATTGCAAAACGGTGTTGGATCTTGTAGATTCTGAATTTGGGAGTAGGTACGAAGATGGGTACGATAAAAGTATTCCAGAAATGTACACTACGGAACCGCCTCAGATGGGTCAGCGTAGAACTGTGATGTATCGTCCTACTAACTGTGCCCTTATGTCGATCTCGTTCAAAGCTCCAAATGGACTTCATAAAGATGCTATCGTCCTGGAAGTTATTTCCAATATAATTTCTAAGGGTCCCCAGTCGATGTCAGAATCGTACAAACGAGACAGCGCATGTCCGGTTCACGATATTATTGTGGATTGGGAACGTATGCGTGATCCTTACTTGTTCAGTATTTGGGGTACTACTAACTTTGCGAGCAAGGAAGCATTACAAAAGGCAGAGGATGTTATCGGGGAGATAACAAAGAATCTAAAGGTAAAGAATTTGGATGCCGATATGGTTCGTGCAAAGGTTTACATTCGAAACAAGTGGAACAATGAAATGATGGGGACAAGAAAGATGGCTAGTGCTATCAATGAAGCTATTGCCCGTGGTGATGCCTACGATGTCTTTAATCGCTTTAATGTGTTGGATAAAGTTACGACAACCGATATTATGCGCGTGGCTAAAGACATTTTCAACGAAAAGCGAAGTACAGTGGGCTGGTTACTACCCGGTGAAGTACCTAAGGGAATTAAACCTGGAAGTTACAAAGTGTTAGAGGGTGAAACCTTCGAACTGTCCGACTTACCAGTTCCCAATAGCTCTTCCTTCGAAATTTCACCGACAGAGCTAACAAAGTATAACTCGGACAAGACCGACATCCGTTTATCCCTTCAGCATGTCGATTCGTCTGTAAAGGCGTACGCTTGTAGGTCTATCCTGTGCGAGTTGATGACAAAGGGCTTTAAGATGTCGAAACGCAATTGTGTGGAGAAAGAACTGTACGAATTTCTGAGTGAGCGTAATATTATGCGTCAAGTTGCGGCTGGAGTGGATGCTATCCATATTATGGCATCTGTTCCCAACGAAGCTAAGACTCTGAAATCGGCGATATCATTGATTAATCATGAGATTTTGAAACCTATTATGAACGAGAACTCGTTCAAGTATCTCAAAGGTAAATGGTTGGCAGAATTAAGAGGTAACAAGAGCAATGTGAACAACATGGCGAAGGTTGTATTTTCTCAATCGTTGTTTAATAGAACCGATCCCAATTATAAGTATGGGTTTGATAGCATTACGAGTACATTGAAAAAGTTGACGTATGACGATGTAAAGGCGTATCAGAAGACTCTGGCTTCCTCTACACGGCTAGTAACTATTGTTTCACCGAACGATGTTGAAGGTCTTACGAATGATAAATCGTATGTTCGAGACTACAGCAACGATGTTAAAGAGCAGGCTATGTCACGTGATATTCGCATTCCTGGCAAATCGTCCGTAGTGGTGAAGTATGGTATGGTAATTCCAGAATATTCGGATGCCCTGCATTTGGCTGTCGCTGTACTTGGAAATGGGTTTTCCGGAATGCTGATGCAGATTGTACGTGACAAGTACGGTTTAACCTATGGTATCAATAGTCGATTGAGGCATGGTAAAGGCTGTGCTATCTTTGAGATTACTGGTACCTTTTCACCCAAATTATTGGACGAGGGTATTCGACGAACCAACGAGGTGTTGCACGAATGGCTGGGACGAGATTTGACCGAACATGAAGTTGGTATTCAGAAGATGGAAATGATTGGGTCTCGCAATGTTCAGTTCGATACACCTGGGGCTTTGGCGAGTGCAATTCACCAGAACAAAATAATCTATGGCGATGTAAACCGTATAAATAATTTCGAGAGCCTGATACATGGTGTATCACTAGACGATGTGAATGCGGCGAAGTCTGGTATCGAATTTGAAAAATTGGCATTGATTAAAGTAGGTACTTTTTAACAGTATAAATATTTATTAATATCATTTAAATGTTGAGATACGGACCATATCTGTACTCTGTCTTATATCTCTTGAGTGTGATGGTAGACAATACGATGATTTCCGGTTTATTGTTTGCGATTGCACTGTTCTACGTGTTCATAAATTTAATATATGAATGGGATGACATTATAATAGTTACACCGTTGTTCATCTTCTTCTGTGCGTTTAGCCCTACACCGTTTGATAAAGTGGCGACCATAACGGTTCCTATCCTCGAGTTTATTTTCTTTTGGTGGTTTCACATCTTACGAAAAAATAGCGAGTGCAACGATGATTATTTGGAAACATGTCGCAAGTCTGTGATTTTATCATCTGCACTTCTTTTAATATCCGTATCGAAGGCACTGGAGGATGTGGGTTACACCATACTAATATCCTCTTTATGCATTGTGGTAGCGGTATGTATATTTATATACGTACACATGGACGTATGTTTTTCAAAATCAAAAAAACAATATGGTCTAACGAAGAACGATGAACAAGAAGAGTTATTTGGTATAAATGACGATATCATTTAAGGAAATGAACGACGAGGAAGAATGCACGTGGGTCAATTTAAAAATTCTAGCGAAACTACAACCCTTTGAACGATTGGGTACGAGACGATCACACTTCGAGATAAATCCGTCCAATACACTTCAGGAAGCTATTTATCGTTGGTGGAATGGGTCCAACCGTGAGTCGGATTTCAACCGTATCAAAGATCTGTACAAAACAGCCGAACTCATGGAAAACGAACCAGATAGGATGAAGGAACATTTAACGGAATCTATCAAGGGACTAATATCATTGCAAAAGACATACGAAAAGGATATAACGATGAAGGCTAGGATTGACTGTTTGATCGACACTGTAAATAATATGATTAAGTAGTATATAAGTAACTTTTAACCGCATAAATGAGTAATTTAACCGATTATTTATCGTACAGAGACCCTAGAACCCAAGGTTATCATGATTTTATCTGCAAATTAAAGGACGATATTCCCAAATTCGAAATGTCTGATGTCCGAGTTACCAAACCCGATATAAATTCTCATTTAATCGGTGAAATGGAAATTATATTCAATGATGACAACCGTTATTCCGTAGAATGTTCGGGAAACTTCTGGGACAAAAACTTCGATAATTTTTATTTAAAAAAGTTATCCACCTATCGCATGGTACAAGAATGGATGGCGCACCCTATTGGGTTGTCAGCCGAAGTGTGGATGGCATCGAAATCGTTTAAATGTCCTGAGTGTCACAAATCCAACCTAACACTATCCGGTGGTTCAAATGCAGCATGGGCAGATTTACATTGCCAAGAATGTAAAAATGTATTCGTGGAACTGAAAACAAAGTCAAGTAAGGCAATAAGACGAATTATACGCCAGAAGAACATGTCTGCCGGTTCATACCGTTGGTTTAAAGCACAGGAGAACGAAGGTATCCGCCATTACATCGTCTTGTTACCTAAAGACGGTGGAAACATATACCAGTGTAAAATACGGAGGGCATCTGCAACCGTAGATGGTAAACTGTGTGCCTACTTAAAAGGTGCACCTGGAAAAGCGACCCTGAGAACATCGATTGATTTAGGGTCTCCAAAAATTATTGGTAAATCCGACCGTGTAACCATGTCAACGGTAGAAAACCAGGGAGCGGTCGTGGTAAAGGATTGGATAGCAGTAAAATTTGGTCATTACGCCAGAAAAATTCAGAGATTATATAAAAGAGTATATAAGTAATTTAAAATCATTTAAATGTTCGTAAAAGTATTTAATGGCATTGTACCGAAGCGGGCGACCTCTGGGTCCGCCGGTTACGACCTATATACCCCAACTGACCTAGTTTTGAACCCGGGACTGCATAAGATAAAACTAGGCATAAGTGTTCACCTCCCCGAGAATACATTTGGTAGTATTCGTTGTAGGAGTAGCCTTGCAAAAGAGGGCATATCAGTAGAAGCCGGTGTAATCGACGAAGATTACCGTGGTGAAGTTGCGGTCATGTTACGTGTTCGTTTCCCCGTAAAATGTCCCCGTGGACATGCCATCGCACAATTGATAGTGCAGCCCTATCTAAGTCCCGGTATTATCGTCATGGACGACCTAGTGACTACCGTCCGCGGTACTGGTGGGTTTGGTTCTACTAACGCAACAAACTAGTATATAGGGTTGAGTTCGCCTGTACGTTTCTATAAATGTCCGTTTCCTTATTGACTATAGCATATACTTTTAATATTTCATTCTTTGTACATGGGAAACTTTCCTTTCCATACAACCTAGACCTACTAATCTCTACGATATAATCATTGGGCGATTTGTTTTGGTATTTTGCGTCGGGGTCGGCTCCGTGTTGTGCCAATGCTAGAATAGCGTTTTTTTTCATGTTAAAGACTGCCAATGACAGTGAAGTAAACCCTTCTCCGTCGGGAAAAAAGTTTAGATGAAAATCCAACGGTTCGGTAATACAGTACCAAGGCAGTGCCGGTGTATTTACGGTCAAAAATTGAATCATGGTGGCGTCGTCGTTTTCTACGGCATAATGTATGGGTCCCTTTCCTTCATTGTCTACTATAAACATAGCGTCACACAGTGGATGTATGTATTCGTACTTTTCATTCTTAACCGCAATGTGCAGTGGGGTTTCACCTCGTTTATTCTGTTGACATGTTGGTACTCCTTTGTCTACCAGAAATTTAACGAGATCCGACCGCCTCTCAGCGGCATAATGAAGGGGACTATTCAGTAATGAATCTTGGACATTGAAATTTGCTCCCCTGTCGGATAAAATGTGGACCTGAGTTTGATAATTCCCACGTACTACGAAAATGCATAGTGGCGTTAACTCTGAACCTACAGTGGCGTTGAGATCAACGGTCTTGAAATCGTAACCTGCTACATCGTACCTTCCAATATTCGGTGAATTACCCATTTAATATAATATATATAATTATTTATACTGCTATTTTAAAGGAAGTGGCTTTGCTATTGTGAACAATCTTTTAAACTCTTGCATGTACAGGGTGGCAACTGCTGGGTTCTCTATGACTTGGAGATTTTCAATGTTGGTGCATGCGGACTGTGTGAGATTGAATGATCCCGTACTGACCCATATAGGATTTTCATGTGCATCCATTCCTATGAGAAATTTGTGATGCATAAGACTTGCCGATCGTCCCCGACCACACCCTAATAATTTGATGGTTGGTATACCGGCATGTTTCCGTAGTTTCTTATACTTTTCTTTGCTACTCTTTGTCCTGGCAACTTTGTCCCGGGTACATATCATGGAGACGCCCTTCAAAGAGGACATCGCCTCTATAATTTTCGTGTTGGTGAACCAGGCTGCACATCCCATGATGAAATGGGTATCCGAGCGTTTGATTCGGTTGATTAGATATTTTTGTATTTGCACGGTGTCAAATATAAATGTGCTGTCACCAACGGTTTTGGGTCCTCTACCACCGGATACAAGTTTATTTAGATTGACTACTTTAGGCATTTATAAGACTGAGATACATATATTTATACTGATTATTCGGTTCGAGTGCGTTTTACGCGCTTTGGTTTGTTCATCTTGAATTTTTCGCCCGATTCGGTGTACGTTTCGCGGAAATTTTCCAGAATACTTGGGTCCTCTAAGAATTCTTCTAGGTTTTTTTCGGTGAAGGAACACCTCGATACTTCTTCTCTCATAAACTCGTACCCACCGATGTCTAGTTGGGTTACGTCGTTCTCTACCATGTGTTGTTTGATAACATCCATATTTGCCTTCTGTTCCTTCCTGATTTGTTTTAATTTTGCCTGTGCTTCCAATATTTCGGGTTGAAGTGCAAGGAAATCATCGCACGCTTTTTTGTATACAAAGTTACTTATGGTTGCTTGGCTCATTTTTAATCTTTTGAGGTATATTTATAGTCCAAAATTAATTGTATGAGATGCCCAAAGTCTTTGAATGTACTAAATGCAAGAAAGCTATTATTGGTAGTATATATTCGTTGATAGAACATAATAAAAAATGCAATATCAAAAACCAGATAAAGGGTATTACATCTACACCAAAAGCCAGTGTCCGTCCTGCACAGAAATGAAAGAAAAACTTCCCGACGCGGTTTATATTAATTGTGACGAGTATCTAATGGATGTGGATGCCTTCCTTGATTTTTTGGACACTATCACCGACCGGGGACCTACTACCTTTCCTATGGTATTCCTCGACGGTGAGTACATCAGTAGTGATAAAGTATTCACTGTGAACGACGAATTTTAGCATAGTATTCTTCCCGTAAGTCTTTGGGCTCACCGTAAACCTGAAACTCAAACCATCTAGGTTGAATGGGAAATCGTTTAGGTAACCATGTCCCATACCACCCCAAAATCCAAGGGAATACAATCGGAATATTATAATTCTTTGCAATGTGTAACCTTAAATTATAAAGAGGCATCGGCACTAGGTCGTAATATTTTTTTTCATTGACGATAGCGTATATGTTTACCCTCGCCCGTTTCGCACACCTCAAGAACCCTACTCTGTCCGTATAATGTACTTCCTTTTCCACGCATATAATCTCTGGGACGCCACCTGGTAATAATATAACCGAAGTATGTTTTAACCCCCCAATGATAGCATCGTAGGTAGCCGGTATTGCACCTAAATGTTTGGCAATCCACCCTATGATTGGTACCATGAATACTATTGGGGCTACCGCGATGAGGGTTTTCGACTTTGGTTTAAAGTGTATTCCCATCACAGCAGCTGTACATAGTATACCGTGGGGATGACAACATATTAAATGATTTTTAGTTAGATCTAGGTTGATATCAATGTTCTGGAACCATACCTCGAATGGCGCTGAGGAAATAATATCTCTTAGAGAGGATTCTTTGATTTGATCGTAGGATAGGTATATTGCCGCGGATATCGCTAATGATATTGGCAGTGCAATGGTAAAGAATGGTATCGCTACGATAAAGCCTACGATAAATATCGGTAGGAAAAAGACCCACATAAAAATTAAACCCGTCATACAAATAGCCCAGAGGAAAAGCATCGTATATATTTATCATGTTTTGTTTATATATGCACCTACATTGTTGTATCATCGAATGTAAGTTTCCAGATACCTTTCCCTATTGGAAATGCCGAGATCGTATGCGAGACGTCATTATGCCTACCTTGGACGAATTTGGTTATATTTTACCCGAACCAGAGTTACAAAAACGAATAAAAGATTCGTGTGGCGATGGTACTTTAAAAGTTTCTCTCTGTATATATTTATCCGACGAGGAAGCAATGAAAACAGCTTCTATTCGTGCGGAATGGAAGCCATTGGAACCTACTGTTGAGTTGGACAAATCCGAACGTAAAGCATTGCGACGCATGTCTAAACGCAAACGTAAGTGTGAAGACAAACAGTGTCCTATCTGTTTGGACACCTGTGAAAAACCAACAACTATATCGTGCGACCATACGTTTTGTTATTCTTGTATCAAACGTTGGATGGGCATAAAGCGCAACTGTCCAGTGTGCGACAAGGTTATCGATGTCAAAAAGTACGTGCGCAGGAAACGATTGAAGCTGCGCGATAGAACGACTTCTGAGATATAATCTGTAAGGTTTTGTCATAAGTCATGTGTAAATAAATATTTTCGTTTTCGATGACCATTGCTGTCAGTATGTTAATAAAGTTTCCAAAAATGTTCTCAAACAAATAATCCCAGATGAGAAGAGTTTCTTCGAATGGAAACCAGTTTGCAAAAAGGGTAGGACCTGTCTTTATTAAGAGTAGTTTGATCATTTCATTCCCGCGCATTTTTACAGCTAAACGTCGATGCCTGGACATAAAGTTGAGGCGTACCAAGGCGGCGGTAGAGTCGATGAAATTTAGTATTATATCGTCATGTTGATCTCTAGGGTACAATGGTCTTAAATATCTCATAAGCGTATGCATCGCATAGAAGGTGTCGATATTGGCATATTTTGGACAATCTTCATGAAACACCCTGTACAGTATAAAGACTATGAAGCACATCCCCTGGGCATAGCCTACGGATGGATTGGTGTGTGCGTAACACATTAAAATTTTTCTGAGATCCTTCAAATGATCGGTGTACCATGTTGATTCCGGAAAGGTTCGGACTAAATCTTGCATTATGGTATCTTCGTCGGGTATCCTGTCCAATGGGAGTATTAATTTCGTTTTACGAAGTTCTCTGACCAAATCTAATTTTCCAATTAGAGTATAACGCCACCTATGAGCTCTCATTTAGTAATGCTATTTTATAATTTATACTGTAAATAAAAAAGTAAAAGTATATAAGTATGATTCACTTCAATATAAATGGCTGAACAAGATAATACATTGTTTTTTACATCACTCGCTAAAGGCGTTCTCGAAATCCTTTTTGGTGTCGCAATCTTGAGTAAAACTCGAGCTATTGAACTCAAAGCGGATAGTCTCAATATCGATGCAACTATTAATAACATTGCCCTCTTCGCGGTTGCGTTTAACTTTATCATGACGGTAGTCGTCGGTGTTATGGCTAACCAGGGTAAGAGTATGGGCGACGTTACCAAAAAAGTGTCGGATATGGCTCGTAACGGGTTGACACAATTGGTATTGGTAAATGCCGCATTCCAATATGGATATAACGTTGACGGCAAAGACACTGGAATGGGATCTGCCGGTGAATCTTCTTCTCTACTGACACTTATCGGCGTCGGGCTTGTAAAGGTAGTGTTGGAACCAGTTCTAGACCTGGGAAGTTTCGGTCAGTTGGTTGAAGTACACTGTGAAGCCGCCGCATGGCGCAATCGCAAACGTATGGCAGTTGCCCTTGCAGTTGCAGTATCCCTCGGTGTTCTAACCGGAGATATTATTGATAAGGGTGGACTTCCAGACCAAAGCGACGATACAAAGGTTCTTGCTGGAATTACCATTGGACTTGAAGGTCTTCACCTGTTGCTCCTTCTTTTGGGCATTGCTGGCGCTTCTGGCATCGAATTCTTGCGCGCTTGTGCTTTCGGTGATAAGCTTAGTGGCGGAGACAACTGCGAGGACTCCTCCTTCCACGGTCTTAATGAAATCCCATTGATCCGTTCCATCGTTGTAACTTCTGCCACTGGCGTTTTGGCAATCTTGATCGGCGACGAAGCCGCGGCAAGCAAAAACATGTCCATCTTGATTGTATCCCTGTCGGCAATCATGTTCGCGGATTTGTTGGGCAGAAACGTAGCTTAACTTACATACCTATCATCTCTAACCTACGTTGTAACATTGTACCCTCTTTATGTTTAATAACTTCATACGCTTTCCGGTTCGCTTTGCGTGTCGATGTCTCCTCGTTGTGTAAAATTACAAATTGACGCAATTTCTCACTGACGTATACAGTAGAATACAGTGCCTGGTCTACCCTCACTGTTTCTATAAATATTTTATTTTTTTGCGTCGCAATAGTATATTCACATTTGTACGCTTCCTTGTATAGCCTATCCTCGTAATGTTCTTTCTTATGGATACGTCCCTGTAGGGTAACTTCATAGTTTAGACAGTCCATAACCTGTAGAAAACGAGCAATGTGACGATTTATATCGTCTGGAAACATTTGAGTATATAAACGGATCTTATATACCTAAAGATGAACATCTCGGTTAAAGTCGGTGATGTTATTGAAATTAAACGAGTAATCACTGTCAAAGAGATAGACAATGAAAATAAGCAGATAAAAATCCAATGGAAGGATAAGATGGGGAAAGAAAAGTTACAATGGGTGACATACAAGATGTTTTTAATGCTATAAATATACCTAATAATTTACTTTAAATGCCAGATATAGAACGTTTAACATATGACGAAGATACACCGAGGTCCAAACGCCGCAAAATCGAGGAAACAACAATTTCCTTAGGCTCCAAACCAATATCCTTCAGGACTTTTCTAGCGAGTGCATACCTATTCTACGAAGAAGAAAAACTCATCAAGTTGGAAAGTGTTCAACCTCAGACATGCATAGGAGCTCTAACCGAAGGCGGTAAAAAGAAACAATCTGCCCAAGGTGATAAATTAATGCTCAAGTTAAAGATGCTTCTAGATTACATTCCGTTAACATACAAGAATTGGGAGAGGTCTAAGATGCAAAAGATATTTCACCGGAATTTTATGCAAGCTACTTGTATGCACCTGTATCGTCACGACCCGGATATCGACATCGATAACATCATGAAGATGAATAATTTCACCAACCTCAAACAGCAAGTGCTATGCCTCACTCCTAGACGCTTCGGTAAGAGCACTAGTGTAGCAATGTTTGTAGCAGCGTATGTTTTAACTGTGCCTCACAGTGAACAGTGTATCTTTAGTACGGGAAGGCGAGCTTCTCAGAAATTGTTGGAACTTATACGAGACATGATAAAATCTGGAAAGTACAAGGATATGTTCGTAAAATGCAACGGTGAAACTCTTCTGGTCCAGGGACCTGATCCTCTGGACGTTAGAAAGGTTCATTCTTACCCATCCTGTGCTAAAACCTTACGTGGTTGTGGTGGGGATGTAGTTTATATGGAAGAGGCTGCTTTTATGGCATTGGACGTTTTCTTCGAAGTTATTGTCCCCCTTCTCGAGATGGACACAACTGCATTGATCGCTATATCCACGCCCCTCGATGGAATGAACTTCTATAGTGAGATGTTCGAATTGAAGGGCGGTGATGGAAAGCCCTTATTCAACCAATTGAGAATCGGTATGAGTTGTGAGAAGTGTCAGAAAGCAGGTAAAGCCGCCGACTGTACACATATGGCATCAGTTGTACCGCCCTGGAAAAGCGCTGCCAAGTTTGATATGGTAAAGGCAATATACGGAGATAGGAAGGACATTCTTGCACGTGAATCTATGGGTCAAATCACCAACGATGCGGCGAGTATATTCTCACAAGGTATGGTGGAGAAAATGCTTGCAAAGCAGCCGTGGGTGTTGAAATCCGGAGCAAAGTATGTTTTCCTTGGAGTAGATCCCAACGGAGGTGGTGATTCTCAAATGGCAATCGTTACGATGGTGATGGAAATGAACAATATCATATTCTGTGGGTTTGAAAGCCATGGGACTAAGAATCATGACCAAGTTGAACACATGTTACTGGGTCATATTCGAATGATTCGAGCTCACCCCGATTTACGCGATGCCTGGATTATCAATTTCTTCGAAAGTAACCTCGGATTAGAAGCCGCACACATGGCGCATATGTGTCGAAACGAACGTAGGTGCTATACGCAATACGAGAAAGGAAAGTGCGGTGTTCTTACTACTCACGCCAGAAAGGAAGCTTACACCCATTCATTTTTGAATTACTTCAATACGGAGGCAGCCCATTTCATAAATGATTGGGTATGTTGCAACCCATTTGAAGACGCAAACACACGTCACAAAAAGGTAAAGGCAGAGCTAAAGAAACAGATGTTGAGCTTCCAAAAGATGGTGTTATCGAACGATAATCGACCCTTCGAGATAGCCAAACACATATATAGTGGTAAGGTAAAGGCGGGAATGAATGATGACATTGTTATGACTATACTCTTCACAACGTACTGGGCAATCGAATTTGTTGCGAAAAGATTGGAAGCACCTTACGAATCATTTGAAGCATGTTAGTATATAAAGTAATAATTTTTAAATAAATGTCTGCTGAAGATGTAGTAACTCGTATGTTTAGTACGGAATATAAAGACTATGATTTCTTTACGGGTACAAACCCCTGGGATTATAAAAAGGATATAATCGGTGGTATTGAAATTGAGACTTGTGTGAATGGGGAGCTCTTCGACACCGATTGGTTCGATGAATTTGAACCGTACAAGGAGACTATGGATGAGAGCATAAAATGTTCTGAAGGTGAGGCAGTCGAATATATTACCTCTGACCCCTACCCCATTGTGGATATATTGGACCCGGGTACGGAGATTGGTGCTGCCACACAACGGATTATGGAAAGCGAGGATGTATATCCATGCGATAAAAATAGTAGTGGTCGAGTATCGTGCGGGACTCATGTGCACATGTCAAATGATCGACTTACGATGCTAAAGTATCCTCACTTTGACAAAGTTATGCGATATTTCTGGATCCAGTATTACCAGCCGTATTGTTTGCAGCGGTTTTATAAATTTCAGGACAGGGACAAGAATATTTTTTATAGTCAAATATCCAATGAAATACCCCAGGGGAAATACGAGATGTTCAATGTAGTGCCGTCTTACAGAGGTTTACCCAGAGATAAAATAGAATTGGCGTCTGTCTTAAGTGTGCTACCAAATCGAACCTGGCATTTTGAGTTTCGGGGTTACGGTGAAATGCGTACCGGATGGACTGATGAAAACCCAATTGCAAAGGAATATATACAAGTGTTAATGAATATGTGGTACGAGGCTGAAGATTATTACACCAAGCATAATATTGCTGACGCCGACAGGGTTCTAATCACCAAAGTAAGGGGAGGTGTTCCAAAATCACACCCGGTAATACATACTATCGAACGAATGTTAGACAAGTCCCATGACAGATTTTACAAATTAAAACATGAAACTAAGAAAAACCACAAATACATGCAGCCGAACCGATATTTTAATAAGTTGGAAACCATAGCACTGTACGGGTTAATACAAGAACGGTATGATGAGAAATACTTCCAGATAGCCTTAACTCACCAACTTCCAAACTTTGACTTTAACAATTATTGGATTGGAGACGTTTTGCCATTTAGTGAGCATATCCTAAGACTGACGCCCCTTCAAGGCGGATGTTATCTTATAGTTTATGATAAAGATGTGGTTAAGTTAGGTATAGAGGATAACATTCCGGATTTAGCGTCAAATATTGAAGAACTTATTGAAGATGATTTTAAGGAAATTGACATATTGTGGGAAAGGAAACAGAGAGATACTGGCTTCCAAATACATTTTGGGTATAATTGGTTTGGGTATCCTCGACCTAAAATTAAAAGCCGACCTAGAAATAAAAATAAGAAAAGACGCGCTCAGTTAAAATTCTAAGTTATATAATATTATATTTTTTTAAAGTAAAATGCCTAAAGTGTGTAAGAAAAAGATCAAACATAAAGAAACATGTTCTATTTGCATGGGAACACCGAAAAATAAAGCAAACATCGGTTGTTCTCACGAATTCTGTCGTAAATGTATCGTTAAGTGGTCCAAGACTGAGAATTCGTGTCCCGTATGTCGGCAAACCTTCAGTACCGTCAAAACTGCAAAGTCCACTACTCGAATAAAGGACAAATCCCAGTCGGACGACGAGGGATCGTACAGTCGATTCGAGGACAGTTTTATGGAGTTGATCATGCATTTTATATTCAACCGAAGGTTTCAATTCCAGTTTTATGCAGACAGTCTGATAGATCCCACCGACATGCGATTCAGTGCGGTTGAAATTATACGCGACACGATCTTAGATGTTCCATTTGCAAGGGCATTTCAGGAGTACGAACATACTATATACCTGGCAACAAGACGAATAGTCGATTTGCATCGGCGAATGACTATTTCCAGAGCCACTTCAAGAGTATAATATCGTCCAGAACAATCGCCGACAAGAAGCACAAGTATAATAATGTATTCTTGTCGTATACAATCCAATAGTATTGTAACCACCAATTTACAATGCACGATACCATATAAATATATTTCGAGTAATTCTTTAGCCACTCCATATTTGGATAGCATAGTCTAAGCCCTAGATATAAATTTACAGGGAAGGACAGTGCAGAGAAATATGTATATAACAGTAACAATTGTCCGACGTTGCTGTTCTGGAAATCTACGTTCCAGGCGACCAGCATGAAGACAAACGAGACGGTGTGATGTAACCGTGTACTTGTCGGCAACCGGTTAACTTTGTACAAACCGACAAAATCATTCGAGACATACATACTTGCAAAGATACGTATGAAATCGTTGTCCCAATAGCCATTACAAATACCTGGAATTAATAATAAAGTGGCGGCTATCACCAGCAAACATAAGTATACTCCCTTAATAATATTCTTTACCACGTAGTATTGTTTGTCCGTGGTCAGTTTATCGAATTGAATCGTGTTGTAGGTGAGGTAATTCTGTGTATGTGTATACGAAAAATAAATTAAACATGAGGATAATAGAAATACTATGAATGGTAGCATTTAATAACTTATACTAAGAATATATAGGTGGTTAGAGCAAATTTACCAGAGCCTTTGAATTAACTACGACAAGACGAAGAATCTGAGGATAATAAACTTACTTATGTTGTGGCACACACGCTCGATGGACCGAATCCTGCGTCGTTTGTGGTATCTACATAAGGACCGGTAGATTGACACCCACGCTTGTACTCTCTAATTTGTTCTATGCATACGGGTTCTTCAGAATTGTAGCAACATTCTTGTCTATGGAATACGGTGGCGTCTCCTACAAGATCTTTAATAATCTGGGCATATCCACCGGCGTCATTCATAAAGGTACCTACATCGCATGCCTTGCAGTTAAGCACGTAATCCGTGCCGTTGAGATTTTTAACACCGTCGCCACCAATGTTAACTTCCAAAGAATTGTACTCTCCGGCGGCACATGGTGCTTCAATAAGTGTTGGGTGAGATAAAAATTTACCATCACCCCGGGGTCCTGATAGAAGAGTGCTACTAGCTAGCGGTAGTAATGCAAGTATTGTGAATAGCTTCATTTTATATACCCTGATATAATTATATAGTGTCATTATTTAGTTTTGATAAAACAACGCCGACAAACGGCAATGTACATTTCGTTTGAGCCTATTAATAGCTGATCTTTCTCGTCTGTAATTCTATACGTAAACATGCCAGGTGTACCATCTTTGCATTGACTGCATAAAGCCAGACAGTGTTGAATGTTGGATGCCACGGGATACAACTTAAATATCTCGCCGAAATTTTCACGCTTGTAATCACCATTTAACCCCGCTACTATCACATCCAGGTTCATCTGTTCAACCAAATACATCACTCGATTGTATAACTCTTCGAAGAGTTGACCTTCGTCGATTGCAATAACATCGTAGTTTATCGGAACTACCCATTTTAAATCATCCACTTTGATCGCGTCCATGGTTTCACCTGAATGAGTTACCATCACCGGTTCATCGCTGTACCGTTTGTCTAAACTGTGGTTCACTACCAGGACGCGCTTTCCGATAGATTTGTAACGGTTTACCCTACGAAGTAACTCTGTGCTCTTACCACTATACATGCAACCGACGATCAGCTCAAGGCTCATTTGTTACCAAATTGAATCTATATATACAAACTTATTTACAAGTTCTATTATTATTAATATGAACAGAACAAAGAAAATACAACCACAGCATGCAGCCAACCCTCTCGCACCAGGAGGTTCTTCGTCTTCCATTTAAAGATAATTTAGGTTATATTTATATCTAACATTTCAGGCTTCCCATTAATTCCGAACGAATACTCGCCGATCTTACGTTGGGGACGTATTCTCCACAGTGTACCGTGATTCTCCCAAGTCATACCATTGTAAAAGCGACGTTCTATCGGCTTCTTCAAGTAGTAGATACCATCTTGAAAAAAAAACATAGATTCACCGTGCACAGTATACTCTATCTTACCTCTAGGTTTACGAATTTTAATCATTATTATATACGACCTAGATATTTATACACTACCTAATTATATATTTTTGGTACTATAAATGTAATATTTTATGCTGTTAATGTCTAAAATAAACGTAGAACAAAGAAAAGGTTTTATTTATAAGGCTACAGCTCCCAACGGTAAATCTTACATAGGTCAAGTAGTTGAATTTCTTCGGGACGGGTCAAAAAAAGGAATTCGAGGAAGATGGAAACAACATTGTGCCTCTGCAAAAAGAAATTCCAATAAAGGTAGTCTTTATCTATATAGAGCTATAATAAAGTATGGAGAAGAAAATTTTAATGTAGAAGAACTGTTCTACGGGGATGTGAATATGTTGGATTTAATCGAAACAAGGTTCATTAAAATGTACAACACACTTGCGCCAAATGGGTATAATCTCCAGACAGGTGGAACTTACACTAAACACAGCGAAGAAACTTGTAAAAAGAGAAGTGCGTCCATGAAAAAACTTTTACAAGACCCCCAAAAAAGACTAAAGTGGAGCATTGCTAGACGAGGAAAGAGGGATAAAAAAAAGAGAAAGTGTAAAAAAAAGTGCAACGAAAATCTACCGAAATATATATACTACCGTGAAACTCACAACGGCAAATATAAGGGATATGTAGTAGACCATCCAAACGCTTTTAAAAGGTTTGGAAAAAGTAAATTTACACTAGAAGAAAAACTTACACAGGCAAAAGAATATTTAAAAACTCTTACGATATAGTTTTAATATGAAATTATTTGTCACCGCCGCGAAGTCGTAAGACTAAATGGAGGGTCGCTTCCTTCTGAATATTATAGTCTGAGAGAGTTCTGCCGTCCTCTAGTTGCTGTTTAAGATGTTAGTAATGTGTATACGAGATAATTTTAACGGATTTAACTTACTTTTCCGGCAAAGATGAGTCGCTGCTGGTCGGGAGGAATTCCTCTGAAATGGTGTTAGTTAATGAAACTTAAAATATATAAAACTGACGGTGTACTTACTCCTTGTCTTGGATCTTTTGTTTGACCCCTTCGATTGTATCTGTTGGTTCTACGTCCAGTGTGATAGTCTTACCTCTGTAGGAGTTGTTAGAAAAGTTGCGTTGAAGGTTATTTACGATTTAAAAGTTACTTACGTTAGAGTTTTTACGAAAATTTGCATATTTATTATATATACCGGGACTTATATACTCCGAAATTAATATTGTGGGATCGGAAGGCTTCTAGAATACTTATCCTAATGTCTATGCCAACCCAATTGTCATATAGTCGTCACGCTGCCCATGCATAACTTTAACATGTGATATTGTTTTGTTCGCGTGAATTTTAATACAATGGTACACGCCATCCACCGTCACACAGGTGTTGCCATTGAATGGTTCGATGCCAGTTATTTCCACCCGGTCTTTAACATACTTGTAACATTTCAATACGCGAAGTTTTTCCACGCTTTCAATAGTTTTATCCCGGAGAACGTCTTCTACGGTGTTAATACGAAAATCGGTGAATGTATTATCGAATGTAAAGTCTTCCATCTTTTAATATTACGTGTTTTAATATAAAATTATAATACCTGGGATGAAAATTACCTAGAATTTTATCCAATTGAATAGCTTCTCTACGGAGTATGCGTATTATATTTTCTAGGTCGGGGTTGACGGCTAAAAAACTAGGTGGAGGTTGAAGCCAGCAAAAATGAGGTTGATCGGTTTCGTGAATATAAAAGTACCTTTTTCTATATTCTAAGTCTGTCTGAAGCCTATCAAGGAATTTCCGTCGAACTAGGTTGGTGGCACGTAGTTTTAAAATATAGGGTTTTAGTATGTGTATAGCTTTGTGAAAAACTAGGTTGTTTTTTAACAGATTATGAATTTCTTTGTTCAAGATTACTATATTAATCCAATATTTTTTATCTAAAAAATTAATGAACGATGGCATCAAATGCAAAGGGACCCCCGACATTATTTAGGGAATTATCACCGAAAGATATATCCAGTTATGTTTGTGACGATGACCCAAAACAAACCTTTTGCAAACTATGGGGTCAACGGGTCAGACGTATTATAGTAGCGACAGAGGAGCGTTACCTAACCATACCAGACAGTTATAATACCCCCGTAGGTATAGGGTACTCCAGGGGCGATAATTTGTATGCCATGGGCATTTCAAACAAAACTGGTGTGATTGACACCCACCAATATACTATTACGGTCCAAACCCCTATTGTGTACCGAATGTGGGGTCCCTACCAGCGTACACCGTGGACCGCATTCGAGATTACGGATTTGTTGGTCTGGAGGTGCAGGTTAATGAAGGAACCACGACGGATCTTCAACGAAGATGTAAAATGTTTCGAGAAGTCTCGTTGGATGATGTTTGTGTTCTGGGAAGGGAAACTCGAGGAATTGATTTCTCTGGAGATTAACTTGATGAATACCATATTCGATTTGGATGGTCGTGTAGGAGGTTATTTGAAAAGGAATGTCGGTGAAAATATAGAAGCGACAGTCCGTGAACAGTATCAATCAACCTTTTCGTTGAATGGAAAGGAGATAGATTTCAATACTCGTCAGTCCTGTTGGGGAAAGCAAGTGTCTTTAATGTTAAAAAGTTTACTATAAATGATTATTATACCAACTATAATGACAGAACTTAGTCCTTTAATCGAACGTCACCAGCTGAAGGGGATAGAGGATAGACTTGGTAGGGTAGAAACTACATTAACAGAAATATTAGAAAATGGCGAGTTGATGGAAGAACGAATCAAAGACAAGTTGGGTTCTCTCCAGGGAGAGCTAGAAAGGAACACTATGCAAGTAAAACGCATGAAATTAAAAATTGGTCAGGGTATGAGACCGGTTACTGTAATTGTATTAATCCTTGTTGGTCTTATGCTTTGGACGTGGGCGTTTACCTGGCTTCGTTATTAACTCATCTTTAGTTTCTCAAACCCTTGTAACATTCTAAATGTTGAAATTATAAAATACAACAACAAACAGTCTGCAAACACGTAAAAGATTGAAATGTGAAACGACAAATCTTCAGAGATGGTATCCCTGGCTTCTGGTATACGATATATAACCGTAAACAGGTTAATACTACCAATGAGCAACTGCAACCCCATTAATATGCCCAACGACCAGGTATCGTGAACTCTACTGACCGATATGCCATACAAATCCACAAACACATGAAATAATGCTCCCACCCACAGGAGATTCGAAAAGGTACGCCCTAACATGAAGAATGCGTAAAGAAATCCTATAGGCAATAAGAATACATGGAGAATTCTTAACTTTGCACAGTTGACGTCTACTGTTTTTAAGATAGGAGGTTCTCCACCGTAATCCTGCATCGCTATCTTCTCGTTCACGTCCTTTTTGACAAGGTATGTCCTTAATGATATCAATCGTAGGGATAACATTGTGTCGGAAAATATATGTACGAACGCCAAGAGACCCCAGACAACCTTTTCAAATATCATTTCAAAACAAGTCGCCGAAGGCTCCGCGATGCATCTGCTAACGGCTATAAAATTCAGCCACAGGACTACACCGTCGAATACAATAGCCGAAAACGAAAATATCAAGGTCACCCCTGTAAGTATACTACTGTCCGCTATAGACGCAAAAATTGCCAACGGTTGGAGAATCAAATGCAATTGGTGAATCCAGGAGACATTCGCACCGCTAAAGTAAGGCTCAATGCTGGAATATATTAGAACCAAAAATAAATTTGTTAGAGCGTAGGATCGTATTAAGTTCCGTGTACTAATAGTTTTTAAAGTATCGACCGGTCTAAAATCCATTTTATAAATACAATGCATATATTATATACTGTAAATTACCTTTTCTTACGAGGGACCTTCACTTTCCTCCTTTCTACATTGTCAGATGTTTCTTGTTTGGGTTCTTCTGTTGCAGTTCGTTTCACATAACGGTCCCAGGTAGTCTGCCAATCGTATAATTCCTTCATTTTCTCCATTTTACAATTAAAATATCGAGTATATATATGATAAAATATTTCAATAAAATGAACGAAGGAGATTTATTAAAAATACAAGGTGAAACTGGCGAATGGTACGCCGAATTAGTAGGTATCGACGAAGACGGCAAATTGGAAGTCTTTTACATCAATAGGACCAAAGAAAATCGTTGGGTTTGGGAGTACGACGAGGATTGGCAGGTCGTATCTCTGAATAGTGTGTTGGAACACATACCTCTAGACAAGACCAACCCCCTGACATCGTACAAAACCTTGGGATTTAAACCACTGTGTCCGGATTCATTTGTCAAAATAGACGAAGAAGACAGTATACCTGCCGATCAATTGATGCCAACCGGCGAATACGACGAGGACGAAGGAATGGAATCGGACGATTCTTTGCGTGATTTTATCGTACCGGACGAGGAGGGAGAAGCCTTTACGCACGCACCAATGGACAGTGAATTCGTTCAGCAAACCCACGATTGTGTAAACCAATACAACCAATGGGAACCCAAAACTTCATCGGAAAAGAAGATGAAATCTTTTGTCGATTCCCTAGCACATAAATACAAACAACAAGACGATAACAGACAATTCGCACAGGGAAAGACAGTAGATTACGATCACCCGCCGATGAAGAAAAAATAATTATAAATAGAATAGTATAGTATTTAAAATGAGACGCTCTAGACGTATACGTGGTATTGAGAAGAAAAAAGCCGAGGCTAGATCATTGCTAGGGAAAGAATATTATAAGAATTACCTGGGAACTCGCTCGGTGTTTAAAAACCGTCCGGATTATGTCAAACACGCAAAGAAAGTAAACCCAGAGCTATTGAAATTGCACAATCAGGGAGTGAATCCATACTGTGCACTGTACAGCGTCGTCACGGCGTTGGAAGTTGCAAGAAGAAAACCATGGACAGACAAAGAGCGAGAGGCGCGGCATAAATTTTGTTTGGATAAAGGAAGGTCCCAAGGTGACCATTTGGAAAATACCCTTGGATATTACAAGCGTCTGTTTAAAGACATGGACTACGGCAAAGATTTCAAGGGTGATAAATCATATGGAAACGCAAACGATCTTATTCGAGCCTTACAGAAAGGTGTATGTGTAGTTTCTCTTAGTTGTGCGGACGTATACAACAAATTCAAAATACGTTCTACAAAGTGTGACAAATCGGGCGATTGGCATTGTATTGCTTGTGTTGGGTTTGTGGAAATAAACAACGAACCCATGTTTGTGTTTAAAGATACAAACAACCATCGAGGAGACCCAACAAACCTGGCATTTCTCAAAGCAGGAGAAGTATGTGACGCTGAAGTACAAATGCAAGAATATGGTGATCCATTGATGGCGCTGGGTAAAATGAAAAGAGACATGGTGAAAAACGCATGGACATTGTTTCAGGAAATTTACAGCGTTACCCCCGTAGTTAGTAAATTAAAATTATAAATATAAAAATTATACCTCTAAATGTCCAATGCTTTTGTAACATCTCTCAAGGATAGGAAAATCATGCATGCTTCTACCCTAGCAGCGTTTGTCAATAAAACACCGATGGTCTTTCGAAAGTATTGGAAAGAGTATACTACCAATCCAAATTTTTCTCCGCTTTTTGGAGGCAGAACGAAGGCAATATACTTCTGTCATGGTAATTTGTTCGAAGACAAAGCATTGGAATACTTATTCGAGAACTTTGATTTGGATGTAAATAAACTCACCGAGCAGTTTCAGGCGGCATCCGCATTTAACATATACGAGCAGGAGTACGTAAAAATCAATAATCTTGACATGCAATCGTACGAGGCTAGAGCCGGTGTAGGAAGCAAGCTATACATGGATGACAAGGCAATTATAATTAAGAAAGTGAACGCCAACTATAAAATTCAATGGAGTATCGTTGATAAAAAAACGTGGAAGACCGGCAAAATGACGTATATCAGCAAAGACCTCCTGTTTCGTGGATTGAAGCGCGAGTATAGTCTGGGAGAGAGAATATTTTTCAAGTACAGCAATGTCCGAAACGATAAACCAGAGTCATTTGACATTATAGACATTCCGGCGTTATTGCCATTTACCATATCATCGCGACCGGATGGGTACTACGGCGAAGACCATATAATAGAAGTAAAATGTCCATGGGGGAATCTATACAAAGCAAAGGACTCGCCTATTGGCAACGGTGATGGAGAAGAGATATTTACGATACCTGTACACTACAGACTCCAGATGTTTTTAGAAATGCTAGTACATGGTAAACGCAAAGGTTACTTTTTTCAATATTATAATCCATCTGGGTGGCAGAATTTCGTACGTCACCTATGCAATCAGGTGAATAACATTACCGAATTGGACACAGACGTTAGAGTGTACAAGCCATGGGTGGATGTAGACACGAACATGACTACTGTACTGTACCGTGTGATTGATAAACTCAAGAAATTGGATGCGTCTTACGAAGAGCGATGGTGGAGGTATTGTAAGGCAGTAGCTTCGTTGCCTCCTCCAACGAGCAAACGTACCGATGACAAACTAGAGTATGACGAACAGTATGCAAAGCGAGGCTATTATTTAATGCAACTAACCACATCGGAAAAATTGGATGGATGGGGATTCGACGACGTGGCAATTAAAACCATCATGCAAACCTTACCATTCGGATCATCCTTTAAAGTGGGTACCATCGTGGAACATGACGAAGACAAGGAAAGAATACACATTGTTTGGGATCAGGTGAAGGACAACAACCTGAATATATACCTCGATGAATTTTACGAATGGATGGACTACGATCAATTCCGTGTCGGTTACCTGCATATATTACGGACACTGACTACCTCTGTCCGAAGAAAGAACCCCGCAGATTGGAGAGCCTGGGAGTTTGATTTAAAAGATGGAGCTATCTCACCGGAACCACCGAATCCATACTCCTATCCAGAAGCAGTGTTGTTAGAGTTGGATCTTAGCGACGACACGGTGTGGAAGTCTATAATAATTGCTCTGAGAAGTTTTTTACTCGATTTAAAATACAAGGTTGATTTTAGACAGAGGAATTATAACAAGGAATTAATGTCTACACTAGAAAAACTCAAGATTAAATTTATAGGCAAATACTCGGGTGAGGATAGCACACCAGCGTTAACCCAGACACTGGAAGCATGGAAAAACTTGAAAATTTAAGAATCCAAACAAAAAATAAAAATAGAGTATATATATCTACTTTTTTCTTTAAAATATTATGAGTACCATCGCCAATCAACAAAAACGTAAACGCAAAGCATCGACCAACGCCATCCGTGAAATCAGACGGGAACAAAAGAGGACGGAAACCATTATTCCGGTCGCACCCTTCTCTAGGTTGACACAAGAAATTTCACAAGAATTTCGAACCGACATCCGTTTCAAATCCGATGCACACAAAGCCCTACACGTTGGCGCCGAAGCATTCTTGGTCGAATTGTTTCAAGATGCCAACACCGTCGCCATTCACAGTGGTAGGGAAACCGTACAATCGAAGGATCTTAGACTGGCGTATAAACTTTCGAATTAAACTATAAATATAAGAATATAAGATATTAATGAGCGTTTTGTCCAATTCAACCCATTTCAATATTAGTAATACTACCAGTAAATTTCTAGAAATCTCTGTTTCGGCGGATCAAAACTCTTCATTTCGAATACGCCATAAATCCCAACATATCTATGAAACGCCGCGAAACAACGTGGATCATGTCTCTTACACGTCTTGGTTCGTACACAGTGTTACGAATGTTATGCACGGCTCATCCATGCAGTACGTCAAGATCAATTTACCCGTGAATGAAACCGTCGAGTGTGAAATATCTTGCAAATCCGCACTGGTAATGGAAACCTCTATCAAAGATAAAAAATCTAGAGATCATAACAGAGGGGAAATGATTATACCACCAGAAACACAGGGGTGTGAATTGCACGTCATATACAACCAATCCAAGGGTCTAGCATACACGTCGAACGGTAACGTAGCCATAGGACTGAATAATTTAGATTCACAGACCGTTATAGTAGCGTCTACCATAAAAACGATGGAAGGACATGTTATCGATATAGAGGATAACTCACCGGCGATGTGTAAAACTCATATTGTATAATACACTATATAAGAAGATATATTTATTTCTATATGGAGAACTTTTTATTAACCAATCGATGCACCCGCACACGCGTTAAAACCGAAGATAACCATACGTTGAAGGTGTTTTCGGTGTTCTACCAACACCCCGCACTCCTAGACCCAGACGATTGGAAACTGTTCAACGCGGAATCGGAACAGGTTCTAATGGACAAGGATACCATATATCTCTTAGACAAACATCTGTGTGAATTTGGGTACGAACCCAAAACAGGTACGATATTAACCTGTAAGATTACCCCCATCGAGAAGACAGACCTGGACAAACATTGGGACGAGATGTTGCAATTCTGTCTCGAAGTAAAACGAGATTTTGCACAATTCTGTGACGAGGAAACCCTGGGATTGGATAAACTCAGTCTCAAATCCGATCAGTCACAGGATTGTTCGGATTCGACTTCCAACGGTCCCACGCTTGGAAGTACTCTTGAAGAGACAACGCAAACTCTTCCCAGTAAATTAGACGAGGGTTTAGATTAGATTCGGTGTTTTCCATTTTTTATTTTAAATAATAATAACATTTATACTATCGCACACTCTAAATTGTCGGGGCTAGCTCGCCGACCTAGTTCGACCTAAAATTACCATTCCGCACACGATTAAAGCTACACCCAGTAATTCACTCGATTGTACACTGCCACTGACATAGACATCGTATAATTTTATTATAGTAATAACAGCTGGTTGAACAATTGGAATAAAATCTCCAGGTTTCATTGTTTTGCAAAGGTGCAGATACACCATAGAAGATAAAAATGAAATAAACGCACAAACAAAAAACCATCGGTTAAACGACACCTTTGTCAATTGTCCACTACGCTGTGCTCTGAATATATTTAATAGAAAAACAATTAAAGATTGGTAAGCCAAAATCTGTTGAGATGACATGGATATACTTGCAAGCTTCTTACAATATGGTGCAGCGACCCATAAGGCTATTAACGATAGAATGCCCTCGTTCATTAGTATGCAGAGTGTATCTTATATAGGGTACTCCTAGGTAAGGAATAACGAAAAAGCAAGGAAGAAAGCTCCAACAGCACTCAGAATTACTAATATTGCCATAACATAGTCCCAGCGTGTCCATTCCATAGCATTATAATATAACGCGACCTATATATACTAGTTCGACCTAAAACTTTAAATCCGATTGTAACAATATTCCATCGCTAAACGGCTGTACTCTTGATACACGGTTCCACGGTTTACGTTTCTGATTTAGATAGTATATAATAAATATAACTACTACTATTAACATAGCCAGAGAAAAATAATCTCCGGGTGACCATTCGACCATAGTATTATAATATAATCCGACCTATATATACTAGTTCGACCTAGATCGACCTAACAGGAGAAAATTTTCCTACAGAACTTATATTATTTTTAATTAAAAACAAAAATGAATTTTCGTCAAATGAATAATATAACCCAATTACAAACACACGGTTACGTCGTCATTCCATGTTTAAACAACGTGGGTGATTATACCCGTGAATTCCGTGAAACTTTGGCACGAATGCCAGAATATAAAGACCCTCGCAATATGGTAGAGGTTGGAGAGCACTTCGTAGGTGGTGGATTTGCAGCCCTCGGAAACCCCTCTAGTTTCCACAATACATTTGTTCGTAAGATACGTGCAATAGCACACGAGTGCGTACTCATGTCGGTGTTTGAAACCCTATTATCGCAAGACAAAGACCTATTGTTCGAACAGGTTATCGATCGTATGATGTTCCGCCGGGCGCCTAAAAAACCTGGCAGAGAAGCATGGCACAGGGACGAAAGTCCGAACGCCCTAAAAGGCGACACCATCTACGGAGGATGGATTAACCTGGACGAGACTTCGCAGTATTTTTCTGGATGTCCTGGAACGCACCTTGAAGTTGGGAATGAAAACACCGGGTTTGCGAAAATACCCAAGACGGAACATGCGCGGTACAACCAGTTAAAAAAGAAAATTGAAATACCCCCTGGACATATATTTATCTTTTACGAACGAATGGCGCACGAGGTCTTACCAACGTCTCGCAAAGGAGACCTGCATCGTTTATTCCTGGGATGGCGTACGACTTACAGTAAGGAGCCTCTTTTCACCGATCTGGAAGAGAGATTGCAGAAACGAGCCGTTATGCAAATCAAGAGCGGTCAAACCCCACCGATGTACCCCAGTTTATATTGGTCCAACTGGAGGAATTTACTCGAAGCATGGTCCAATAATTTGGTCGATAATTGCACCCACAAAAAGTCCATTACTTCAAAGTCCTCTACTTCCTATGGAGACTCGTACAAAGTTGCACATCGGTACATGGAATCCCTAGAAGATTACGGTCTAATCACCGACCTGTGCCCGCCGTACACCCAGGATGAAGTCAATATCCTCAAGCCACATCGAATGAAAATGTAGCACCGCAACCACATGATCCTGTAGAAGACGGGTTTGTAAATATAAATCGTTTACCCATTACATCTTCACTCCAATCTATTTCAGTCCCTACTACCAAAAATCCAGATCTACCACATACGGTGATTGGTACTCCTATATCTTCTATACGATGGTCTTGAACATTACGAGTATTCTTAGGAGTTAACATATATTCAAAACCGTTACACCCGCCTCCCTTTGCACCAAAAAGAATATATTGATTATTCCCCAGTATTCTCCTTAATTGTGGCAGTGCAGCCTTTGTTACTGTTATCATTTATTTTAAGGTCGATGTACATTTATACTCCTTGTCCGCAGCGGTAGATAAATTCTATTATAAAAAAATATCTTCGGGTGCGGACACTAGGTCGAGCTAGGTTGATTATCTAACCTAAAACTCAAAAGCGTTCAGAAGTATAATATTTAAATATTATATTTTTTAAATAAATATGTCTTTAAACGAAGCGATAACCCATGAAATGGAAACATGCGATGCAAGACTTCACCGATGGTCCGATGCACAACTCGAAGATTATAAATGTCATCTATTAAACGATCCAGAGATTAAATCCGCCCTGGATAAGGTAGGGAGCCACCACGAGTGTCCGTTCGGTGCCGCGTGTTACAAATCCTACAAACGTTGGGCAAAGGCAAAGGCGGTGATTGGCAACCACATGCATAACTCCAACATGGATTATAACGATTGGGACACCTGGGCATCCTCCCCCATGAAGCAAAGATGGTGGGGAATCAAACAAGATAACCCATCTTCTATCGTTTTCGTTCACGTCGGGAAATTCTACGAGGCATACCACCATGATGCCGACACCCTCCATAAAGTATTTGGAGCCCCGTATACCTATGGGTATGTGGCGCACAATGGATTCCCTGCAAGCAAATTCGACGAGTACCGTGACAAGTTAGCGGAACATGGGTGCAAGGCGATACATATCATATCAGTATAAATACAGAGTACAATTCTATAAATGATTAAACTTTTTATTCTCTTTATTTCTTGTTGCTTGGGTTGTGCCATGAATATGACGAATATGTCTCCAGGAGATCTCGAGAACATGTCTCCAGAAGATCTCCAGAATCTGTACCCCGAGCCCCCGGCTGTATCCGGATGTCCCACGTCCGAGCAATCGAGACACCCTGAAAACCGCCTTGAATTGGTAAAATGTGAAAGAGACACTTTATTTAGATATATTGGGGAACACAAATGCTGTGAGGTGAGCCATTTAGGGTGTGACATCTTGATAAGCGCGTATCTACTAGTGTATCCTGAAGCCCCCTACGTTTGTCCCAAGAGTTCGTAATCATTCTGATTAACACAACCTAGTACGAGAAAACTTACAACAACAATAAATGATGTGATAACAACACCGACAAACCCTATTCGTTTGGTTTGATAATTGTTGTCTTTATAACGCTTTGCATTCGTTAAATTTAATATTTCCCTGGTGTAATCATTTACGAATTTCTGTTCGGGATCTAGCGTTTCACGGTATACTTTAAAAGATTCATAACATGGTATATGTTCCACTTGTTTTTTTATATCACCTACGTAATATTTACCCCAATGTGATGTTCCTCCGAATTTATTCACCAAAGCTTCAACAGAAACGTGAAACTCATTAAGTGTATCCTGACTCTGAAGATCATAAATATCTACTACGCATGCTTCTTTTCTTGCAAAGGTTAAACATGTTGTGTTTTCCTGACCATGAACATATCGTATCAAAATTGTACTTATATCGTGCCTGTATCGCTCACCGTCAATGGATGATATAAACTTACTACAGTTTTTAAATGGTATCGCATATGCGCTGTACATCATTCCATACTCTGGAAACTTACTCCATGCCTCTACCATTGGTTTTTCTGACGCATCATCTGATTCTACAAGATCCAATAACGGAAATTTACTCAAGGAAGGAAACAAAACTACGGCGGGTATAATGATGCTATCCCATATCGCCGATATGAAATCGTCGGTTTTAATTGGATACTTTTCGTTGGTAGCGTCGCCGACTATTGTAATATATTTTAGCAACCCCTGGTCGCGTTGATTATAGTTTGTTTCAATAATTCCCGCATCGGCACCTGGTAATAAATTGATCGCTTCGTCAATAGTGATTTTATTCGTTTTTATGTTCACCTTTGAATTTGGATATATATTAATAGTCATGGATGTGATAATTCCTAATAATCCCAGGTGTGACCTCCAATAATACAAGTCGTTAGTATCAATTATCGTACCATTGGACAACACAGCTGTTATAGACACTACATCTTCGGCAAATGAATGGAATGTAAGACCATGGTGACTAGTTGAAAATGCACCAGCGAGAGATTGATCCTGTATACTACCAAACCCATGTATAATCTTTTCAGTCTCTAGTAATCGTGTTATTAAAGACTTTAACGAAGACCCCGCTTGGCAGGTCACAGTTGTATCTGTCAAATTTAAAATTTTGTCCATCTTTGACAATGATATCATAGTATATTCGGTGCAAATTAATGGAGAGAAAGAATGACCACCCCCGACAACACGAATCTTATCATTGTTGCGAACAATTTCTTGTATTTCTTCTGCTGAAGTTGGTTCTAGAATAACCTTTGGTTTACATCTTATAGTATCTCCCCAGTTCCTAACACTGTCTCCTTGTATTGGGGATCTATTATCGGAAAGATGTGTAAATGCTGGACCGTCATATACCGGATTAAAAATATTATAAGTCAAATATGGAAGATTTAGAAAGAATAATATAACGGCTACGTGGGTGCCCTTGCGTATTCTATTCCTCCTAATAAAGGAATAAATGCCATACAGACTCAATGAGAGTAAGAGTTGAAATGCAATTTGATATACGTGATACATTATACTTTAACTTTTATTTCTTTATATACTTCACAATTGTATCGAACCTGTACCGCCTTTGATATATCCACGTTGGACTCGATAAGATTGATACACGGTAGCACTCTATCACCGATCTTATACGTCCTACCCCCGGTGTTATGAATAATGAACCATTTCTTCGCCCGCTTCGCACTAGAAATACCGTTACTAAATGAATTCTTCCATGCGTCGGCACTATACTTCTTCCCTTCTCTACGTTCACGTTGTTTCCCACTCTCTTTACACCCTATACACTTGTACTCTGGTCCGAATACACAAAGGGTATCTTCAACATGTTGCCAGATACACAACCCCGTCCAATTCCGATCTTTGGTCATCTTTACGTATTTATTGTACTTACTCGTACACAACAAGGTTCCCTTGCAGCTCCCTAGTGTCTCTGGAACGTACAGATTTGGAGGTCGTTGAGATTTCATAAAGTCGTGGACCGCGCGTTTGATTTTACCAGCGGAGAAGATAGAGGAACCGAAGGAAAATCCAGCGGCTACCAAATTAGACAGCCCTCCTATGTTCTTTTCTATAACAGTTTTAATGAGGGTTTGATAGATAACCGAAGCTTCTCTGTATATTCCACCATCAATGGATAGAAACACCTTAGGAAACCCGGGCTCGATCTCACCCAACATACCGATAATGTTTTTTGCCCAGTACGTTTTACCCGACGCGCTAGGTCCAAACCCCATAATTAATCGCCCACTGTCTTGCTCAAAATTGTTGACGCGAAACAGACTCTTATCTTCTTCCCATATACCAGTTACGTTGCGAAGGTCAGAACAGGTGATATCTAGCTTTGCATTGATCAAAGACAATTCCAAACACCGGAGCATGTAAGCTGTCGATTTCATCTCTTTTGTTACGTAATCCTTCACAAACGATTGACATTGGTCTCGACATTTGATCCATTTCGGCTCCATGAACGATTTTTCTCGAGCCGAGAACATATCGTCTACTTCAGCTTTAAAATTATTAACGAAATTCTCTACATTACCGAACGATCGGCGCTCTATCTCCTTACCATCGGGAACATTAGATAGGTACATTTAGTTAAGTAATCATAATAATTATAGTCTTAAAAAACAAAATATATCGTGTATATTAAATACCAAAAGAATTACTAAATGAGTCGTGTATCGAGAACAGATTATTC